TCTCATTAAACGGCCACAAGAATTGTATCCTTTCTCTATGTCGAACATAAACCAAGAAGTAAAGTCTTCAAAAGGATCGAAAGGATTGTCAATTGTTGTTAACATTACATCTTTAGACATTCAATCACGCTCCTTTCAAATACTTAGAAACTGTTGATGTTGAAACACCAAGCTTTCTAGCGATCTCAGCTAAAGTGTAATTAGAAGCACTTAATGCTTTGGCTCTGCTAACTTGTGCAGAGCTAAGACCTAACTTAGTTTTAGGAGTTGCTAATTCTCTAATTTTAGTTGTGTCTGTGTTGTTAAGTATCTTCTTAAGTTGTGATTCACTAATAGCACCAGCCTGAATAGCTTCCCATTCTTTAGGTGTTATATCTATGTTTCTATCTCTTCTTGCTACAGAGCCTACTTCATCTCTAGCTTTACTTAAAGCCTTCTGACTAGCCTTCTTTATATCGCCGTTGTCCATAGTTGGGTCCGCTTTGAGCTTGGCCTGTACAATAGCATTAGCCTTACGTTGGGCAGCTCTTTCTTTTCCTCGATTAAGTTCTGCTTCGTTAAGTTTATTCATTAACGATTTAACTTCTGGCTCATAAGCTCGTTTAGCATTAGACGAATATGCTATCTTACCAGCGGCTTCTATCTCAAGACGGGCCCTATTGCCCAGGTCCTTCATGTCATTGGCATACTTAGCATACTCTATCTCCATAGGGTGTCTGGCTTGAGATACCAGGGACATAGCATCATCAGTCTCCGCCATACGGGTACTCTTCTGCGTACGGGTCTTCACTTTATAGGATATACTCCCGTCCTTATTAGTAAAATATACCTTACCGGTCTTAGGGTCCTTAACTTCTATGGGTTCATATTTATTCCTAGCACGAGCATCGTCCATATTATAAGTTATCTTATTCCCATCCGTAGTACGTAGGGTTACTTCCTTAGTCTCTTTGTTATACCTACGTGACGGATAATATAAATCATCGGCCTTAGTATATACCAGAGATCCCTCAGGTTTGCTAGGATCATACCAATCCTTACCCTTGATATTAACTTTAGGACTACCTTGTCTCTTTTCAACAGTCGCTTGGCCCTTGGCTCTGGATATGATGGTAGATGCGCTTTTACCCGCTTGTTCATTGCCATTTTCATCTATGTATCTTCTATACTTCTTGTTTAATGCGGCTATGTTATTATCTATCTCACTCTTCTTGTAATCGAGCTTGTGTTTATTAGCATCGATTACGACCATACTGTGACGTACAGCAGCAGCGAGATCAGCATCATTTACATCAGCAGAAAGTGTCATATCAGTAATGAGATTAGATATCTTACCCATCTCAGTCTGAGTACCTTTCTTAGTCATGTACTTCATACCAGGACGTTCCGGATATTCCATCTTAGGATCAAATCCTTCAAGACCTTTAAGCGGAGGTGTTGAAGTTATCCTAACTTTACCTTTTGAATCGTGAGTTGGTATACACATAACTGTATCGCCATCGAAATCTGCTCCGGATAATCTCTCAGCAACCTTATGGTTAATACCAACAGCATCTATACTGTCAGTACCAATCATTTTCTTAGCTGCTTGATTCTTATTATTAACAGTCAAGATAGGTATCTCGAATGTTCCGCCATGAGGATATCGAATAAGAGCAAGTTTAGTACCATTCTCATAGTTAGGGGCAAATATTTCAGTCTCTTTCAAAGAGTTCACTGGTAATATAACATGATACTTCTGACCTGGAAGGGCAGCGGCTTTAAGATTTACAGCAGAAGAATCACATTCATCGGCAAACTTCTCAAGTAAATGTTTCTTAACCGTTGGATTGGTTAACGAACAAATATCATCATACTCTGCAACTTTATCTTTCCTAGCTAAATCAAGCTGCTTCTTAGCTAAAGGTAATGATTGTTTAGATAAGAACTGGGACGGTAATGCATCAGCCCATTCACTCCAGTCTCCTTCATCGGCACGCTTATTTATAAGACCAAGTTTCTTCTTGCCGGTCTTAGGATCGTCGTACCAATATTGTCCACCTTGATCGGCATCTTTGATTAACGAACCGAACGGATTATCACGATCATCTTTGATGGGTTTGAGAACCTTCTCTAACGGTGTACCTTTTGTTTTGTTCGTATTGAATCTAACATCCACACCATCTGGAAGATCATCGGAATATATGGCCATGCCTTTTATATAATGCTTTCCATCAACCATTATACGAACCTGAGAATATCGCGACTCGCCTAGATTTAAATCTGGAACCCCTCTTCTAAGTTCAACGACGCCATCTTTAGCTATACCGCCATCTTCAGCATAATTAATCTGTAATCTCTTCGAATTCAAACTTTCGGGATATGTAAATCTTTTCTCGAAAGTATTTCCACCATCTCTTGAAATATACTTATCTTCATTCAACGCATGGACTCTATCATACTGATATATTTCTTTATGCTCCGTTCCTGGTTTACAAATAACACGCTGGTTAGTCTGTTGCCCAGGGTTTGTGGCCTGCGGTATTCCGCCTTTATAAAGTGGATATCCTTCTCGTTCAAGCAAATATAATGCTTGATTAAGTTTCTCTTTGGATATATTAAGCTCTCTTTCAACACCTGTACCGACGTCGACCATACCATTTTTATCAACTTGCTGTTTAATAAAATTAGCAGCGTTCCTAGCTTCTTTCATACGAGCTTCGGAACCTTCGTTAAGTAATGACCTAACAGACGACTCATTTATACCCATTTTTCTGCCTATTTCGGTAGGGCCGAGACCATCAGACTTAAGAGATTTAGCTCTAGCCACGTCATACATTCTTCGCTCATCTTTACATATGGCTTTCTCTGTTCTGTATTGTGTTGTGGTGAGATTAAACTCTTTCTTAATATTCTCCGGCGTTTCGGTCCAACCGGTTTTCTTAAGCTCATCAACTCTAGACAAGAAATCCCTTCCATGCTGATAAGGATCTTCTCCGCTTCCCCAAGGATATCGCCCAGATCGACGAGCTACACCATAATGAGCCAACCTTTCGCCAGTTTCACCGCATCCAAAATATTCTTTTATTTCTTCAGCAATAGGATTCATTAGTTATACCTCCTCATCGAGTTTATCCAATATCTTATCCAAATGAATTATTCTATCCATAATCGGCAAAATATCTTCAGCCGTAGGATTATGTACTATCATTTCATTGTTCTGATAGATCCTAAGTTCCATCTCTATTTCACCAGGCTTGACTTTGTACTCCAAACAAAAAAGAGCCGCATATATTTCAAGCTGCTCCATGTGTACTGGTGTCTTACCAGTTTTCAAATCATGTATTCTGAGTACATTATCTCTGAAACAAATAGCGTCCGCTGTTCCAAAAAATCTAGGCGAATAGAATAACACAACTTCGGTATTCATCTTATAGCCAATTGCGTCATTGACATATGCTGAAAGTGTTTTCTTCGATCTCGATTGTTTGATTCCAAGATCGATCGTATCTTTAGCCCACTTATGAAGTCTCGACCCCATCTCAGCGGCTTTACGATTCATAAATACTTCGATAGCTTTGTCGTCATCGTATCTTAACCAACTCGGTTGTGATGGGCTAAATGACGCATGTAATCCCTCAAGATTTGAATAGCTGTGAAATTTCATCTAACACACGCTCCTTATTCTCAGGATATATAAAAGATGCATACGACATCGCACTCATTCGATCAACGTAATATAACTGATTCGGACGAATTGATGCGTCAGCTGTCTTCTTGCCTTCCAATGCTACCCATTTATCTTTGTATAAAATAAGCAAATCTGGAATTCCCTGAATCTCGTTAGGATCAAGATGGGTTATTATACATCCCGGAAACCGATCTTTTAACTCCTTAACGAGTTTCGTTTTAAATCTGTTCTCTAGCATTTAGAGTCCTCCCTTCTTTCTTAAAACGATCACGTTCAAAAACAAAAAGAGTATGCGTCTAAAATAAGGCGCATTTTTACTCTTTCTCCTATAAAAGGGCATGTTTTTCACGCGAATGAAAATACGGCGAAAAAAAAGAGCGCTTGTAAAATTAGCGCTCATACTCTGATTAAAGAATATACTTATCAACCTCAGCATTCTCATCAGCTTTGTTTTGTGTCAGCTTGATAACTTCGGTAGCGTATTTATGTTCAACACACTTACACACTCTATCAATTATTGCGTACACAAATATAAAACTTATGAAAGCATAAACAACTATCTCAAACATTCTTAAACTCCTTTTCACTCGGTATAGCACAATATAGTTCATCCGTAGAACACTTTAAAGATTTGGCAATTTTCATAACAGTTTCGAAGTTAGGTATAGTTTTACCTGAAGTGTATGTACTAACTTGGTATTCATGTAGTCCAGTTGCTTCGGCAAATTCTTTTTGTGTATGGTAGCTACGCTTTATAAGCTTATAAAGACGATAACCAAACTCGAACTTCTGATCTATTTCATCGCTGATTACCGGATTGAAAACACACCTAATAGTCACATCGTAATCGTCGTAAGAATATATATAACCATATTTATCCTTTAAAAGAAGTTCGTAATTAGAAACGCCATAGCAACCGACAACACGACATTTAAGTTCATCATAGTTTTCTATTTTGTAGAATTTCTCTAATAAATATTGTTCATTCACGTTTTTCTCCTTTCTTCGTGAAAATATACCTCGTGCACAAAAACACAAAAATTTTGTCATATTATATATATCCTATATTATTATTTTTAATAATTTTACTTTTAGGGTTATTAGAAAAAAAATTGTGTTTTTGTGCACGAAGTCCCGAAAACGTTGAAATTTCAACGTTTGTAGCACTTTTTTTTCTCAAAATTTTTGTGTAAAAATTGTGCACATACACAAAATTTTTGTGTATTTTCCCAAAAATCTCATCAATCGGAACAATTTTCGATTTTAACAAAACCTAAATTTCCTCAAAAAATAGCATTTTACACAATTTTTTTGTGTTTGTGCACAAAAATTTTTTGAAAATTGTGCATGATTTTTCACTATTTTTTCACTATTTTTTCGTAATTTTACCCCTTTCCTTACCTAAATATTGCTCTACATAACCATTAAATTTATCGTCAATCGCATACAAAACTCCAAATATAATAGACAAAAGGAATAATAAAACGCACGATCCCGCCAAAAGCAGGAACGCACGTATCATAACATCTACCAAACTCATCGTTCATATTCTCCTATTCTAATACCAGCAAGATCCCAAAGTTCTTTCTCAAGCTCTTCCATGTCATACTCGCCATCTTGCCATTTGGTGTAATAGTCGATAAGAATATCAGCGAATTCCGGAATCTTTTCTTTATATGTATCTGGCCAATAATGGTCCATCAATACTTTAATCGGTAATATAAACATAAACCTCATCGAAGTATTAATAGCATCATCAACTGCTTTACTAACCGCATCGTCGAGTTGATCGGTTGAAATATTATATGTTACAGTGCTTGCTTTTTTCTTTTTCTCAGCACGTCTTCTTTCAGCTCTATTCATTTTATCTACCTTCCTTGATAACATCCAGCTCAATCATTTTAATATGTTCCATAACCTGATCAAGTCCTTCATAAGCATCTACAAGCTCTTTAGACATGTTACCACCCGTCTGTCTGATAGCCTGGCATATTATATTATTAGCCTGTTTGATTGCTTCGAATCTGAGAAATGCATCCTGGCTGGAATAGCTGAACTCTACAAACTTCCTTTCCTGTACAATCTCACCAAGACCTCCAGCGTTTTCAATTTCTTTTCTGATGTCCATTTTATTCTCCTTTCAAATATAAACCCGGTTATATTACGTTCTTTCCAATTATGTATTCCACCCAAGAAAATGTTTGATTATCGTTTAAAACAAACACATTCGGATATTTAGCAGTTACTATACCTTTAACTTTCTTGGTATCCTTAAACGGCTGATAACCAAATCCATCGCATCTTGCATACTTATCAGATGTGAACTCTACCAGTTCCCCGATTCTCGTATTGTCGCGAAGCTCATGTACATCTTCTACATGAATATGTGGTGTTTTTAATAACATTATTTGCTCCTTTCTATAGCTCTATCAAGCTTTTCTAACATACGTTTTCTTGTCTCCTGTGTATCGAACCCAAATATGGACTTAAGATGATTCATGCAAACTAGCACATCTGCAAACTCTTCATGTAAATGGTCGAAGTCATAAGTACGATTTTCGTCGTTTGCTCTTAAATATTTAGTAAGACACTGAGTCAGCTCGCCCATCTCCTCTATAGCAACGAATATAAATTCCTTATTATCTACAATATCTTCAAGCTTGTTAAGTTTTTCTGCGAGGAGATCGGTTGTAATATGTTCTGTATGAGGTTCTATATGAGGTTCTATACTGCATGGAGAGAAACATTTTATATTACCATCATCGTCTATACACCCAACGGTTGCTATATAAATATCTTCAGACACAAACAGCATGTTATTAATATAAAAAATTTTTCCGGCATAAATACGATCGCCGGTACCTGTGATATGATCTACTTCCATTCCATAATGTATCTGCTCAATTTTCATTCGTATCCTCCTTATTTGTATCACTGTCAATACTTAAAACCCAATCGGCATTCTTAAGAGACTTATCAATACTCTTCAAACTTGCCGAAATCGACTTTAACATTCTTAGTATTTCCTTATCGTAATTATCCCTGTTCATTTTTCTTCCTTTCCATAATTTTCTCCAGTTCTTTTAAACAGCAACTGCAAATATCAAAGTCGGTCAGTTCAACATATTCCGTCCTGTGAAACAACCTATAACCATAACGTTTAAATCTAAACATAGGAGGACTAATGGCGCGACTATCGTCGTAAGCCCTTCCGCAAATATCACATATAATTGTCTTACTCATTAGTCCCTCCTGACATGGTCTTTAATGTAATTTATGAATATTACAGTAACCATTAAAAATATCATTTGATCTGTAACATCTATCATTCCATGCGATAATACATTAAAAACAATAGATACTATAGAAACCAAGATATAAGATCCGAAGGCTATAATGTTTTCTGTTTTCATTCCTTTCCTCCTGTAATTAATTCAGAATATGGCAGCGTCTCAATCCACTCACAGAACTCCCTCCACTCGTCCAGCTTGTGACCCTTTCTCTGCCTGTAAATATTCGCCAGTACCTCATAATTCATCATAATATTACGAGTCTGGTTATAGCTGCTTGGAAGAAGCTGAATCATCTGCCACCAGTCCGTCTTTGACTTTGTTTCCAAATATGTTTTTCTACAAGCATTCAAGCAATCGATTACTGATTTAATAAGCATATATGGTTGATGCGCCTCGCCATCGTCATCAAATCTAGCAATCGTCTCAAGATGCTCTACCGAGAAGTCCTCCAGCGTAAACCCTTTCTCAGCAATCTTGTGCATCGTACTACAGCTACTGCCAACAGTAGCAATTTTATAAGTATCAAATTCCTTCCCATTAATGGACTATCTTTTACTATTGTTTTTTTTTGTGTGTGTGTTTATTTTTTGATTTAGTAATCACCACGCCTATTAATCGATTTTTGCATTTTATTAATTTTCTTAATCTAACGCTTAGACGCATTAGTTGCTTTTAATCCGGTTACTCTATTTAGTGAATCTCTGTCTACTTTTATTCCTGATTTCTTAAAAGTTTTGTCGTCTTTAATTTTATATCGAGCCCTTTTAATTTCATCATCAGTCTTCTTAAATATAATTCGATCGCTAATATCTCCAAAATTTTTATCGTTGGTAGTTATGAAATCTCGGCCAGCTTTCAAAACTCCGTTGTCGATATCTTTTAACATTTGGTTATACTTTTTAGAATCCTGTTGATATTTTTTACCTAATTCGACATACTGTTTGTATCCCTTACGGTCTCCAAAATCTTTATTAAAATCTGCAATTTCTTTCATTTCTTTCTCATATATTTTTGCGTTGTCAGAGTTTCCCTCTAAAAGCCATTTTGCCATTTTAGTATGTGAATCGCTTTTTTTTGCATCATTACTAATCTGCTTAAATTTTCGTTTTCCAGCGATAGTTAAACTGCCATCCTTATTCTGATAACGTCTAACACCCCATTTTTGGCCTTTTATGCTGTAATGATATAGTTCATTCATGTATTGTTATCCTTTCTGTAAAATATAAATCCACCATATTTTTTCACACAATAATATAAAACAATAGGACACCGTTTCGGTTTTCATGGGCTTCGTTTCCTAAAACCCAGCTACGTATCAATAGCAGCCCTACTCCCCCGCCCAGAAGGCATAGGGGATAGCCTCTACAGGTTCATTTCAAAAATATAAAAGAAAGAGACCTAAATTTCCTTAGATCCCTCTCAGATTAAATCGTGCTTTTTAATGATAATCTCTGTACGTTGGATAGCTTCGTGATGCTCTTCTTGAACTAGAATCTTCCTTTGCTTTCATGGTCAAATACCATATTCCAAATCCCCCTACTTCAAGTCCTGCTAAAAATATCACTAAACTTGATGAAATACGTCTTACAATTTTCATATAAATCACTCCTTTCATAATAGTGGATGTAAATTTCGCTAAATATATTTTTGAAATGTTTCCCACGGGATTCCAATGGGCGGTTCCCCGTTAGCCACGCTGAAATATAAAAGAAGAATACGATGCTGTTTTCTATCTCAGGCCCATACGTCCACACATAAGTGTTGATAGATCCCATGCTACTTAAATCTAGATGCATTATTGATCATAACATCGTACCAGCTAGAACTGTTTCTTCTCATTATAGGAGATGCATTTTTCGCGTGACCCCTACCGATAAGTAGGCAAAGTGTTTCATTGGCAGAAAGAACTACCAATATAAAGGCGCTGTAATTCTCACATAAACCGGCATCATTCTCATAAATTTTCTATGATCTGTACCGGCCTTGGCTAAACGCTGCATGAGAGAGTGATCATTTTGTCCAATAGTAAATCCGCCTTCGGGGCAATTATGAATATCATCTCTGCATTTATAAATACAGCAATCATTACTATCACTCTTATCCCATGAGTTCATAGGATTCCTCATACCTTCAATAATAAATTTCATCTGCTGTGGACTTGCCAGAATAACGTGTCCAAGTTTAATCATTTCTTTTCTCCTTTCATTATTTGCGGAAATACTGTAATAAATCCACCAGTTTTTCGTCTTGGTATTGAAACCAACGAATTGTTTTTAGTGATTCTTAATGGTTCTTTCCAAATTTTTTTCTGATAGTCTTCTAATGAATCCAACTTAACAATTTTTTAAAATGACAGCCGTTTTTATGTTCGCATCCTATACAAAACGATATACGCTGTTCTAAATATAAATCATATTGTTTACTCATCTTTATCACTACTTTCTTCATCTTTATAAGTTTCGCAAGTTATGTTACAAGTAAGCTTCTCAGAAAATGGATCTACATCAAGAATTATTAATACAGTATGATTCGTTTTTCCGTCATCTGAATAAAACATTCCATATGGTTCCCCATCCTCTGTATCAAAGCTCTGAGATATAACATTCGGATACATCTTTGCAGCTTCCTTGATATAAGTCTCGTATTCTTCCTCGGTTACGTCCTCAATCACAAAATATGCACTAGCTACATCATCTTTAGTAGTTCCATTAGCGTACTTCGTGGTTATTGTTCCATTCTTAAATATCTTGTTATAATCCGGGATCATATCGTCCCAGCTTATAGCAGTCTCAGTAGTAACTTCTTCTTTGGTCTTATCTTTGGATTCTCCACCGCATCCGCATAGTCCTAACACCATAATCATTGTCACTCCAAATATCATTATTTTCTTCATTTTATTTCTCCTTTTAAAATGGTTTTAAATACTTTTTATTGGTAGTAAATTTCCCTTTGAAGTTCTTGCATATTAAAGAGACCTTTCCCGTCTTTTTATTTATACTTGTGATGCGTACCAAAGTCCCAACAGGTAAACCATACATCTCTTTTGATAGTTTAAATACTTTACCTACTTCAAATTCCGCTTCCTCAGGCAGCCACTTTTTGAAAGTATTATAATAGTTTCCCTCATTACCAAATACTTTTTTGCATGCCGCCATAGCGAATCCTTTTTCAGGATCATATTCCTCACCATCACATACAACAACAGACTTCGTTCCATCTTTCCAGAATATAATAGTTGCCGGATCCTTATACAAGACATCTTTTATTGATGATGAGATATTAAAAGCTTCTGATCTATACCTACTAGATATATATTCCGAAAGGATAGCTAAATCAATTTTCTTATTTTTCAAACTAAGAATATCATTCCTAACATCATACCATCCATAACCTACAAATTTAACTCGATAAAGTGTTGGGCAACCAGAAAGTAAAGAAACTATTACCCCATTAGTTCCGGATGGAATAATAGTCCTCAAATATGGTTCAAAATCTTTTAATAAAACAACCTTATCTCCTTTTACAAACTTACTCATTTTATTCTCCTTTCTTAATAAGCCAAACGCATTTCTTTCTTTTTGCGTTTTAAATTATTATATAACTTGTTTTCCACGCATACGAATGGACAAGTTTTATAATCAAATACAATACCTAAATATGTCTCCTGTGACTTTCTCAATCTGCATCTCTCGCAATTCCGCTGCATTCTTGATTCTTTCATGTTAATACCTTCTAAAATATAAAAGAGAAGAGCCCTTTTTAGAACTCTTCATCATCTTCGTCGTCAATATTTACTGATAGTAAATTCTTATTTGAGAATATCATCCATAATCCTAAGGGTATTGAAATAACCACTGCTGTAATGTCTTCCTTAAATGCGATACCCATCGCAATAATTGCAACACTAAACAATAAGCATAATACTCCTAACATTTTCTGTAATCTCATTTTTTATGTACCTCCTAAATATTTCTTTCATTAAAGAGGTTGTTTCCTACGCGTTTTTAAGATCAATAATTTCATAACTGTTGAATTTTTTATCTAAAATCACAACGCCATATTCACGAATACTTTCGCTTATTGATTTTTCTACTTCCTTACGTTTTTCTTCTGTTATCGCATAATTGCATGTTAATATTAATATGCCCATTTTACCCTCCTATTTACAAAATGGTATCTGATCAACATCTCCGCCCTGTACGGTTACGGACTGCATCACCATCTGCTTTTCTTCGTCCCAATATAAACTATCCAGGAACCAATCAATCTGCTCCTGGATATCGGGATCTGTCATCTTCATTACTTCATATTGTTCAAGGCCGACGCTAGTTCTTAGCTTCTTTATAACATTTGCGGTCCAACGTCTGAATTTACGAGCTTCTAATCGCCTACTAGCGAATAAAGCTTCATATATACCTATTTCGTTTACAGCAAGCATCCAGAATACTTGAGAGTCGACATGCTTTGAAGGCACTTCGACCTTTACTTCCACCCTTTCAAGCATATCCGGTTCTAATCTTTGTGATACTTTACCTACTTGTAAACCTAAAGCATCGCAAATATCTTTAAGAATTGCCATCCATTCTCCATTAACTTCTACAAAGCGAATATCATACCCGCACCAACTTTCTGTTCTCATTTTCATAATCTTTCTCCTTTTCTTATACGTACAACTTCCCGTTATATGGTCGCTTTTCCTCTATCATTTCATACCAGCAAGAACTATGAATATACTGTTTAATCCCGGTTTTAATAACTACAAGTTCCGCATTTCCATGATGAGGATCGCGTTTTAAGACGCTGTCTGGTACCTGCTCAACGCTTTCTCCGCAAAGCGGACATCTACAATTTACTATTAATCTCCGTCCCAATTAGATCACTCCTAGATTTTCTCGTTTATCATCTTGATATATTCTTTGCTACCATGCGATCTGGTTATAGTGATTTCTGGAGTTTCCCCTATAGAAAACTTAAGTAAAATATTAAAATCACCAATAAGCTCCCCGTCGCCGACAAAATCTTCAGCATTTTCAACAACTGTTTTGCCTAAGGCTTTTACAGATGCTACCAATTCTTCTCTAAATTCTTCGTTACTCATTTTTGTCTCCTTTTTTACGGATAGAAAATATGTTTCATATTTTGTGTAGTCAACTCCCGGAAATCTAGTTTCAGAACAAACAAAAGGACATAAAGAATTATTTTCATCCTTATGCCTATCCGCACAGTAATAAGTAACATCCATTTCGGTAATCCCTAGGTTACAATGCGTCGTGACACCAAATTTTCGCTCTACTTTCGTTGTATATGGACATCTATAACACTCTGCCATATTATATCTCCTTTCTTAAATCACACCCAACTCTTCCATATATCTCATATGGGCATTACGAGCACGACGGTAAGCATCTTCTAAACAGAAGTCTTTAACCATTTGCTTATCAAGACAAACCGCCGCTAAAACATCATCATCTCCAGACAAGTTGATAGCATATTCATGGTTGTCCATTTCATACCGGAACGCCTCTTCAGCAAACTGCTCGTTTTTCATAGCATTCTGAAGCTCCTCGATATGTCTTCTCGACATTGCTTTAAAAGCCGGTGCGTCTGTCTTTTTCATAACATCACCCATGTTAAGATATGTGCAACACTCTTCCTTAGTTGCTCCTAATTTCTCCAATGCCTCTTCCAATTGCTTTTCATTAAATGCATAGGCAATCGGGAAGTCTGTCAATTCTTGTTGCTGTCTTTTTACCATGTCTAAATAAGCTTGCGCTTTCATGTTGGATCACTCCTCATTTTTTTTGTTAAATATAAAAGAAAAGAGCCCTTGTTAGAGCTCCTCCTCGTCTGTATGATTTTTTAAACTTGCTTCCACATTTACACTAGCCATTGCTTTAACCACCTTATATTTGAATTCATAGAATCCAATTAAATAACCGGCTACACCAACCGCTGCGTATTTAAGAAAATTTTTCATAATCATTCACCTCCATTAAAGGCAGTGTTTTTCACGCGTCTACCAATTAGTAAACTTTCTTTCATTAAACTGTTTTTTGTTTTTCAAAGCTCTTGATATAGCCAGATCAATACCGCTCCTACTTTTTAGGTGGTAGTAATATAAATTGATGAACGGTGTATTCATTCTATCGATCCTTCCTCTGGCTTGTTCTAGAGTTTTATAACTGTAATTTTGCGAGTAGAACACGATCGTGTCAGTCGAAATACAATTCCAACCCTCGCATCCGGCTGTATACTGTACGAGATATACCCATTTCTCGGTGTCTGGTATCGCCTGATGTTTGTGTCCGTTCCATTCCGCAATCTCCACGTCATCTCCATAATACATACCTTTCAAAATATCCAGCTCATAATCGAAGTTGTAGAAGACTATCATCTTAGGATGCTTTTCGAATATCTCAAGAAGAGCCATCTGCCTGGATTCATCCGAATTTACAAGCTTCCTCCAGGTGTAGCATAATTCACTCGCATTAACTATTGGCTCGTCTTTATAAGGATTCCAACGGTTTTTACCTATCTCTTTATACATCATAGAATCGTAGTTACAATAAATATCTTCATGGTGAGGTATTGTATCTCTATGAAAGTCCATATCAACCAATATTCTATCTCGAAGTCTAACCAGTCTACGTGTGTTGATGTACCTGTCGATCTTCGGATACTTTGTAAAGCGAGAATATATAACATGCTCTCTGACGAATTCGGTTTTGTTCTTGTAGAACCCATTTGCTATAAACACTGGAATATAATCCGACCACGTATCTCCTGGTGTTGCACTGAGTAATATCCATTCATTAGCTTTACAGATTTTAAGGAAAGCTTTAACCCATGCTCCAGATCCAACAACCCTCTGCTCGTCGAATATAAAGAATGCGCCTTCCACATTCGTATACTTCTTTATATTATTCCAACTATCTATCACCACTCCATCCTCTTCTTTAGACAATAAAAATGGAACGAGTTCCTGTTCCCATTCCAAAGTATCCCTCTTACGAGCTGTTGTGATAATATAAAGTTTCCTAGGATTCGTCATTCGAGAATATGGATAAAGCTTTCCTCCCATTTGAGTGAAGTAATATGCTAGAGAAGTCCTGCTCTTGCCGCTTCCAACACCGCCGTTGAGAATACAGCCATTTCGCATCTTATTGACCGCTTCTTGCTGATAATCCCTCAACTCGATACCCATTATTTCGTCCTTTCATCGACTAAAACATACATATCTCGTTTGTTTATCACGTTAACTAGCTTTAAATATCCTTTATTCTTAAGATCATTGAAGCAATCCTCTCCTACGAGTTTGATGATATACTCAGAATATGCGAAGTCGTAGCCAATCAATTCTTCCTTAAGAAGTTTGTAAGCCTGATCCACGGTCAGCTTGATACAAACCCAATTTACAGGTCTGGCAGAATATAAATTTAGCGGCGTGTCCATGCATTCCTCGCATGGGGATTCGTATCCGTTTTTATCAAGATGCTTGCATAAGTAGCAATATCTATCGAATCTTACTTCTCTGTAATCAGCTTCTGTTGCCATAATTTCCCTCCTCTCAAAAATAAAAAGACCCGAAGTTTCCTCCGAGTCTTAAATACGTTTATACGTTTTAGAACGGCGTATCCATATCTTCAACCCCGCCGGAATATTTATTCGCGAATTCATCTTCTTCGATGGTTACATACATCGTCTTCAAATATGCCTTAACTCCTGTCTTATCATTAACTTCCCACTGATATGGTCTGATTGTGAGATCGACATTTCTAATTTCAGCATAGTCTAAAGCTCCGACAGATTCTTCATCAAGCGGCGTCTGGTTCCTCTTTGTAACCATAACCACTTTAGGCGGAATATGTTCAAAACTTACTGTTACCTGAAGATAATGCTTAGGTTCTTCCTCTTCGTCGCGAGGAGCAAGAATTCTGATGTTCCATCCATCGTCCATCAGTCTCTGCGCATACTCTGGATCATCAACAAATACGCAGAAGTTTCGATTTCCCGCTCTATTATACTTAGTCTCATTTCCTGAGAAGTTTCTAAATATAATGCGTGCGTTCTCGATAATAATGTTGTCGATATCTCTGTAGTTCATGTTTGTTCTCCTTTACCTGAATTTAACAATACTTAATATGATTTCCTTTTGGTGATCATCCAGTTCGTGGAACAGATTAAAGCCTGTAGCACCATTATAGTCATCACCAAACTGTTTATAATACTCACTCTCTTTCCAAAGATCCGGATAATTATTCTTATACTTTACTAGCCTCTTGCACAAAGCGTCATAATCTCTATCAGATATAGCATTGTCATCGAGCTCATAGTAAATATAAGAATAAACGATTATCCGTCTTTGTAAGTAATCGATATGATCTCTCATAGTTTAAAATGGACAGATGCTATCAAGCTGCAATTGAGATCCTTCATACGGTTCATTGGACACGAACCAATTAAAGTCTCCATATTCGGATATGGCCTCTGCCGCATCATCCACAAGCTTGTCGTAATATGATATATCTATGTTCTCTCTCATCTCTTTGAAAGTATAGACCATCTCAGATTCAAGCCAGCGATATCCCTTGGATCCCGTAGCAGCTCCATATTTAACGTTTCCGTCTTTATCCTTTCCTTCACGTAATAAAACACCTCCACCGGCTCCAGGAATCATTGGACAGAATCGTCCGACCTTTCCTATAAAGTGATAACAGTGTCCCTCAGATATAAGTTGTTCAAGCTCTTTATAACGATCCACATTCAAATATGCTCCATCATCATACTCTTTTTTAAGCTTGTCCAGCTCTTTTTCATACTCTGTTACATCCGGAAGAGACTCGTTCATATCCAAATATAAAGCGGTCTTAACCTCAAATGTCTCGCAAAGATCATCAAAGACAATATCTTCTTTCGTAAATAGACTCTTGAAAATATAAGGAACCGCGAACTCTTTGCCAGTGGCAGTCCATTCTCCATCGTGTTTACCACCTTTATACTTAGCAATATAAACGGCATTGTTCACAAGACACATACGCTCATATGTAGCTTCGTGTTCGAATGTATAACCGTATTTTTTACCGAAGTCAATAACAAACTGTATGATTTCCGGATCTGCATCAGCCACTTTTATTGAGTCTGTTTTGATATGGACAACCGTGTATCCTTTTGCCTGAACTTCGTCCTGAAGAGTTCTCATAAATAAAGCTCCTCTGAGAGCGACGATGTTGTTCTTGTTACGGTTATCTCTGAACGGATTATCAAACCCTGCCGACGTTAAACCATATACTGAATTTATAGCGATCTTTAACGCCTGAGCTAATGCCGCAGCAGTATCTTCATCATCCAAATATGGTTTGAGTCTTCCGTCGAACATATCTCTTGCAGAATCGAAGTCTTTATGCTTTATAGCTATACGAGCATCTAAAATATCTTTGAAGTTCTTAGTATACTCGCCAAAAGCATTTAAGTTGATTGCGGAATTTGGATGCATGGATGCTACATCAAGTAATGCTACGTTTCCGTACATTCCCGGCTCAGCATATACATAGCCTCCAAAACCCACATCGGTTCCTCGATACATGTTACGATATTTTTTGATGGTGTCATCATAAACAAACTCATACCCAGGGAATGAAGCAATATCTTTTGTTCCATCAGTTCTTTCGCCAGTGGCCAAATCCGTGTATACAAGTGCTGGCTTTTTCTCCGATCCAAATATAATTCTTGTTGTAAGTGAATTCGTCGTGCTATTTACTGGCATACCAGCGAGCTCTGCTAATATCTCTCTAGCCGTCCAATCGCCTTTGCAATGGTTAAACACTGCTTCAGTTGCTATAACGTCGTTGTCACAATATTCTGCGACTTCACGCCATCTTTCTTCTGGGACTGGCTGATCCCATGGAAGACCCAATTCCTGATGATGAATCCCGAGTTCAACTTCCCATTTTTTAAGTGACTGTTTTTTGGCGGCGAAGTCATACACATCCGTATATGAGATATTATAGGCTTCACCAAACATATACTTGCTGTTTTCGCCTTTAGGAGCGCCTATTATCTTTTGCGAAAGATTATAAAGTTGCTCGTTCGTATAACCCATAATACGTGCATAAAGCAGATGATTATCGTATCTACGACAGTTGAACCCTACAAGTTTGAATTGTACGAGTTCTTCTATCTCTGCTGGTTTAGGGTTTATCATTCTCACGACTGGATTACCCTCTCCTTGTTTCTTCCAGTTTACAAGAAACAAGTTAGGGAATACTTCAATGTCGTAGAATATAATAGGGCCATCGGTCTTGCCATGCGTCTCCGATGCTTCGTTGGATTTAAACTCCATCTTATTTACAAGTTTTATACAATAGTCTGCCTGATTAGTACTGCTAGCCGCAAAAGCTAATACAGCATTTCTCATATCGCTGACATCGTAATGAAGATCGCTGTTATAAGCATCTTCGAGAATCTTGTATATGAAATCAATGCTTGGTTTAGTTGCCGCATGAATTTCTTTATTAAGATTTCGTTTTATCATCATCCGTAGCCCTTTTTCGCTCTTTATGGCTTTTTTATTTACCATTTTTTTATCTCCTTTCAACGGCAGCCCTGAGCTTATAGTGGCTATAGGTAAGTTATTACATTTAGTTAGTTTACGTCTTAATGAACTGTTACCTGTGAATACCTTGACTTCAATGTGTTCATCATAGATCTTACTCAGTTTTGTTACATCTCCTTTATAAATATAATGAAGATGTATACCAGCGCCGGATTTACTGAGTTCTGCGTATGTAGGAGGCCATTTATTAGCCTCTTGAAGATTTTTTTCATATGATTTATTACCGTCTTTATCCGGTATATCGAAGTCTATAATTATGTGATATATGTCCTGGAACTTTACATAATGCAATTTCGATGTATCGATAGCTTTCAGCGTAGTTTTAACATTCTCCCATTTTTTAGATGGTGTCTCTTTTGCTGTAGCGTATTGAGCCGGCCAATCCTTACATAATTCATCAAATATAGATTTCTCGCTATCAAATTTCAACCAAGTTTTAACCTCATCATTGTCTTTCTTGATCGGGTTAAACTTATCTCCTTTGAAGCCCACGAAACAGTTTCTTACCCTCGTGCCATCATCTAATATATGATTATCTTTATACTCTTCAAAATAGTTTTTCAACTCTTCTTTGAATTTCATCTTTTGTAGAGGATATGGAGTGTTTGAATCGTTGCAATACTCTTTATAAATAGACCATGCTTGTTTTAAACTAACAGCGTCTTGTTTGCTGAAAATATGATAACTATCCATTACAAAATTATAGAATTCGTTAGAAGCTCCCATCATCGACGTAGGCATGTAAGTATCGTAGTAACCCGGATCACTCAAATATACTTCTTTACAATGATGAGCTATAGCCCCTAATTCGAATTCTATTTGCTTAACAACTTTATGGTACTCTTTTACACCAAGTTTATTACCCGACGGCGATACGTCTATCAAACGTCTTAATAAACCTGATTTAGCATCTGTAATCTTTACAGGTTTGTTTGTACCCATGAACAAGAAACAATTAAATCTCGTCGCGTACGTCGACTTGAATTTCTCATTCACAGTCATAAGTTCATGCGAAACCAAACTATTAAGTCTTGTATTGTCCTCTATTCTTGATAAGTCGCCATCGTGCTGTATAGCGACCAGAGGATTTGTTCTGAATGGTTCAAGTGCGAATGAGCTGTTGGAAGATCCTAGCGCTTTTGCATCAAATACTGAATAATATCCATCGAATAACCGCTGGATAATATTCAATATGGTTGATTTACCAGTACCCGCCGAACCATACAGAACCATAAACTTCTGAATATTTTTAGAATCACCAGTTACGATCGCACCTATAGCCCATTCAATTTTATGGCGTTCTTCTTCAGAATATAAAGTCGATATCAGTTTGTCATACGCTGAAACATCCCCGGGTTCAAGAGGATAGCTCAACCTCTTGGTGGCGTAATCGTTCTTCTTAACCTCAGCATTTGAAAATATAAGTTTCTCATCGAGAGGAACGAATGAATCTCGCATTTGCTTCTGGCAGTACTTATGCCATTTGTCAATCATTCCACTATCGCTATCCCACATATGCAGGATTCTTGGAGGCTTTTCAAAACTACCGCTGTATTCTTCAGTGTAAGCGATTAGTTCCTCGTCAATAAGTCTCAATACATCATCTTCATCGGTGGACCATAGACCACGATCTTCGACCCATACAGCATAGAAATCCCCGCCTCGAATCATCAGATCCGAAGGTTTCTTCACCAGGAATTTAGGATATACTTCAGTGTAATCTTTTGTTTTACGAGTCGAAATTTTTACAAAGTCAAGCATATCGTCCTTTGCCCTCCTTTCTTTTGTAATATGTCATACAGTCCTCCGTGTGTTATGTTATCGTGTCAAGATACCAACATAGCTGATACCAAATCGGTTGTTTTCTTAAATCTCCACAGCCTTCGACTGTAAATAAGCCACCTTTCCCGTTTGGTTCATATTCCCTGTTCAGGAATCTTAATATGACTTTTTCAGCGTATTCCTCGTTGAAACGGTCGTCGGTCATAGGACCTAAACCAAGGTTTACAATCATGTTCCAAAACCATTGGCCAGTCCTATCACCTATCTGCGGGTCATCCATAATCTCTTCGGAAGATATAGAAAGTGCTATCATCATTTCTAATACACTACAAGGAGTGTCTAAACACGCCATAACTTCGTCGTAGTCTTCTCCGGTTTCCCAGGAATATACCCAACGTAAATCTACTCCGCGTTTAGCTCTTGTATCATCTAACCCTATCAAATATATAAATTCAATAGAGTGTAGAAACGATAACAACTTTTTATATGTGGTTTTTCTGGAAAATCTTTTACCGCATACTTTTTTGCACAACCATTCGAAATAATCGTTTGCTATCCTCACAGATATCATTCCTCATATGGATCTTCGTCTCTAAGCACTTCGTAATCGATACCACGCTCGTCGTTTCTGATAAACACAGAGTCTTCCTCGTAATCCCCAAAGTGCACGCTCGGATCAATATCACCGATAGCATCCTCAATTTCAAATTCGTCCATTAAATCTCCAGTATCGTACGATGTGAATTTACCATCCGCATAATATACTAAAGTAACTTCATCGTAATCCTGCTCACCAAACTCGTTAGGTTTGATAATATATGGTTTATCTGCCAAAACTTTATTTCCTCCTTCGCTTGTTATTCTATTGCAATCTCTTACAATATTTATACTCTTTTCTCTAACTTTTTCTTCGAGAGTCTTCTCGTCAACTTCCGCTAATTCACGATAATGCCTTGTGGCTCTCTCATATGCTTTTGCTTCCTCAGGTGTAGCCGGCCTGAATTCTTCTACAAACTCCTCCTCTGGTTCGGGTTCGTCTTCGTCTTCAATCTCAGGTCTGTCGTAATATATTTCTTTTTCGACTTCGTTAATTTCCTCATCATCGTCTTTTTTAGAATATATTTCTTTCACAGAATCAATCTCTTCCTGCGCTATCTTAGCGTATTTCTTCTTCGCATATGTAACTGTAGCCGCAATCCCGGTAGCCACTCCAGCAATAAATGCTATACTAACTAATAAGTTCCTGTTCATCTGTTTCCTCCTTTACATTATCGGTCTTTATTGTCAAAACGGTAAACGCCAGACCGCCGAAGAATAATGATACACTCATTAATATGCCTCCTGCGATATGACGTTTCTTTTTAGTATTAAGTGAATGATCTATCATGCACAAAATCCTTTCTATGTTCTCCACATCCATTACCCCTTAGTTTTATTTTCTTGGATCTTTTGCGTTTGTGTAAATATAAAGATTACAACCTATAACGCAATAGTCGATTTTGTTCTCACTTACCCAAACTCTAATCGTCATTGGTCCTACATTAAATTTGCATGATGCTTCTTCCAATGTCATTAGAAATATAGGTTTGTTATCTTCAACAACTTCATTATCTAACAGATCATTCTCAAGAATATACATCACTAATTCTTTACCCGTCATGATTTAAAACTCCTTTCGGTCGTATAGATCTCTAAGCCAATTCCCTGATCCATAGGCTTCGAGCCCTACCATTCACATCTTCTCAAGAATATTACCGTCATGGTTGAACTCTAAGAGAATACCTCTTTCGTCGCCATTCACAAATTTGATTTTCTGATCGTTGTGCAGATCATAGATGCCAAAGTCTACAAAGTTATCCCCTACAGGATTCTTTTCATCATAAATCCAACCGACTGCCTGGCCTTCTTTTGTTCTGTTGAATCCAAGCATTTCATATACATCATTCAAAAATAAGAACCCATCCCTTTCAAGACGTTCTGTAGCAAACGCCTGCTGCTTCTTAAGGAACATTAACGTATATTGTGGATCTGGATCCCAGCCAATATTTCCTTCATAGAATATCCGTGAGAAATCATCGATGGCATTCGGATCAATAACGTTTACAGTTTTCTTGACTTTCTTCTTTTTGCCGTTTTCATCTTCAACAGTTTCTTCGATCGTTGAAGATTTGATGTTGTATCTAAGTTCTTTGTCGAGTTCATTGCCGAAACGTTCAACAACGCGGTTTCTATATTCCTTGAAACCTCTGTCTACGGCTGCATAAGCTGCACCTAACGCAATGTTACGTTTTCTAAGAATATTGTTTGATGTAAGCATCGCTGTGATTGATAATACGCCGAGTGCTACAGATGGCGCATACAGCTTAACAAGTTTAAAACCTGTCTGAGTATAAATGATAGTGATATCTTTCTTGTAATCCTGTTCGGAATACTCATCAGAATATCCTTGAGCTTCCACATATTTATGTGTCTTAGTAGTCTGTTCCTTATGCTCTTCCATAACTTTGCTGAGTTTTGTAGTAGCTCTACAAGCCATAACTCCGCTTGCTACTACTCCGACTGTGCCAGCCACCGCAAGAATCTCAGGGCTGTGCTTCTTTAACTTAAATCCAATTTTATGGATTGCTCTTGTCATATTGTTTGGTAATGTTAACTTGCTCATTATTTATTCTCCTTTGCTAATTTATTTGTAATTTTTCCGATTGCTTTAGTAGTCGCAAACCCAAGCCCTATACATACACAACCTGCGAAAATATAAAGACTTCTCTCCGATTTAAACTTAAACATTATCACAACCTCCTTCGTCGAATATTGCGGAATCTAATTCTACTTCCCCATTTGAGGAATATAACTCTACATGAGGACTCTGAGTTAGCGGAACATATTCTGGCTTGGTATTTTTCATACGCTCTTCCGGCATCCTTTCATCTCTAACTTTAGCTATAAGATCCTGTTTAGCAAGATAATTTATAAGGTGATCGCAATACCATTTAATTTTTTCCAAATCTTCAACGCCGTTTTTCTTTTTCCAACGGCAAGCATATTTGATGATGTTGCCTGTATCAGTGGCTTCGATGCCGGTCAAATTGGCTGTGAAATTCTCAATAACATCAATAACTTCCATTCCGAATTCTCCCTGGTAGTGTTCAGGGTGCATAATCATATCGCTCATAATATAAATCCTCCTTAATTAATCTATTGGGCATACTTTTGGTAATTTAAGTAAATATCCATCTCTTACGTGAATTGGTTCGGCGGTTCTAATATTTGTCCAACCCCATTTGTTGTCATTATATGATCCGTTTGTATAACCTATTAAATCGTATAAATCCGCAACAGACACGATACCGTATGTCTCTATCAGATCGTCCATGTGGGATAAGACTTCTTCAGCTTCGCCTCTTGTCTCGAGAACAATATCATCGAGATTATATCCGACAGTTCTTCTTGCGGGGCTACGATCCCTGCCATTCCTTGAATCGTATGCTTTGTTATAGGATATCCTGGACAAGCCAGACGAAGAGCTTCTATTTCTTGCTCCCGTTTCGCCACGAAGAACCATTCTGATCCCGTTAGTGACGATGTCTTCTATAGCATCTTTGATTGATGGAATAAGTACGTCCATCAAAATGTAAGACTTAACCGTCCTAGCATCTTCTGATATGATGCTACCAGCAAGTTTCTGAATTTCATTTTTCTTTTTAGTCTTAACTTTGCCTTTTACAACCTTCTCGACTTTCTTATTCTCCTCTTTGTGTTTGTGAGAATTTGGTTCAAAATTATTCATTTGAATTATCTCCTTCCAGATTTGTTACGATTATCTTTCCCGGTATCTCAATTTTAGTTTTAGCAGTTTTACCAAACTCTTTCTTAAACTGATATGCGAGATTACTACGAGCCTTTTTATCGGACGTCGCAACTGTTTCGCCATACCAATTATTATCAATCACTCGTCCGTACTCAGTGACCGGCCCGGCGTAAATATATCTTTTCTTTTCCATATGAAGCCTTTCGCAAAACAAAAAGAGAATCCCGTGTGGGATCCCCTCGTCGAATATAACTTACTTTTCGGAATCATCGTCCTGATCGTCGATAGAAACAATTTCAGGTTCTTCTATGACGTCGTTAGGTATAACGGTATATCCTTTCTTTTCAAGTTTACGAATGTCTCTTTCTTCTTTCCACGCTTTGATCTTGGCTCTGTTTTTTACTGCTAAAGCGGTCACGCCGCCTACTACAATTGAACCTCCAACACCAAATGCGAATTTCTTAAAGATAGATTCATCTTCATACTCTTCGTAGTCTGGATATATCTCGTCGATATCCGTAACATCAACATCGATAGTTTCAACTTCTGTGTTCTTCATTTCTTCGCTCATTTTTATATCTCCTTTCAATAATAAGCATTATCCTATAATATACAGTGTTTTTTACGCGATTCTATCGAAGTTATACTTTGGTGGTGTATCATAATTTAACACGATGCAAGGTCTTCCGTCAGCTGCTATATGAGAATCAAAGTCAATCCTGATAGTGCCATCGATGCTGCACCATCCGATCTCATCGCTAATTCCATTTGCGCCCAACCCTAAAGCATCAAAGAACTGAGACAATGAAACAAAATCTTCTAAAAGAAGTTTACTATTTGTGTCGTTCAGAGCACTTTTGATGCTAGCCATATCAGACTCAAAATATCTTCCAGATATACTCTCGTAGCAAAGTGTTTTGCCCTTTTCGGTAATGAATATTTCACTCTTAGTTACCGGATTCTTTTCAAGTCTATCTTTAGATATCTCTTCTCTGATTGTTTTTTCTTTCTTTTCGCCAATAGTCTCGATAACTTTGTCCTTGTATTCGACGAGGGCTGTTTCGGAAAGTTTGTAAGCTGCTGCAAGTGCTGCGTTTCTTTTTGCATTAACCGATGTAGCACCTATCAGACATGCGATAGATGTTGCTCCGGATATGGCCGCTGGAATATAAGGTTTCCATGCCACTTTCACGGTTTCGAGCTTTGTGAGTTCTTCTTGCTTTTCTTCCTCAGCTTTCGCTATAAGATCCAGAGCTTTCGGTGTGGCCTTAACTGCAAATATAGTTGTTGTTACCAGCCCGGCAATACCAATACCCGTAAGAATCTCGGGACTTCTTCGGATCATAGTCGTTTGGATGTTAGACTTGAGTCTACTGAATTTTGTTTTGTTCATAAGATCTCTCCTTTCAAAAATAAAAAAGAGAATCCCGTGTGGGATCCCCTTATTTGGATTCTTTCTGTTTTTCCATAACAATTTTCGCCGCTTCCTCAGCTATTTTGCTAGTTTCATCTTTCTTACTGATTGCATTCACTACAAAAGTTCCTACTCCCAATAAAGCAGATGCTCCCGTTAATAATAAGCTTTTGTTCACTTTCATTGTTATTATCTCCTTTCTATTCTCCATAACAGTCGATGTTATTTACGCGACTATGCTATAAAAATATCAGTTTATACCGTCACCTGCGTACGGTTGTTTAATAGTAAGCAAAATCTATAACCGGTTCATAACGCATCGTTATAATATAACACTCAAGGCCATCTTCTAATAAGACTCTTTCGTGATCAAACTCAACCCATTCAGCCCAATACATAGCCTCTAATATACCTTGAGACCATCCTAGTTCCTTGCCAGCTTCGATTGGCTCAAGACCTAAGAATTCGTAGAACTCGTTCAAATATGCTCCTGAATTGTAGGCCATATTGCGGTTTAGATTATACTCTGCTTCAATAACATCTTTAGAAGTTGATTCAAAGTATCTGCCAGAGAAGTCATCATAGAATAGTTTTTTACCATCGCCAACTTCTATACCTTCTTCCGCATACTTATCTTTCGCTATACTTGTAACAACTTCTTTATGCGCTTCCTCACCATATAATTCATTAACTTTCTTTTTATACTCTTTGTATGAGTTGTCAACTAAAGCATATGCGCTCATTAAAGCTGCTTGCTGACGTTGATTTAAAGTATTCGCTCCAAATATACATGCGAGTGTTCCAACGCCTATAAGAATCGACGGGATATAATGCAGCCCGGCTATCTGTATAACTTCCGATTTTGTAAGACTACTACCTTTTTCATCTTCACAATGTTCAAGAAGTTTAACAACTTTAGGCGTTGCTCGCACAGCCGTAACTGCTGTGGCAATTACCCCAACACCTCCAATACATGTTAAAATTGTAGAGGCGTTGCGTTTAATAAATTGTTTGCCCTTCATTTCATTTGCTCCCTTCGATTTAGAAAAAAAATAAGAGAATGATTCACAGTAATGTGAAGCTCGATAAATCGAGTTTTCCATTCTCTCATAATAGTGTTTGTAATTTTCGCGAATATAAAAGAAAAGAGCCCTTGTTAGGACTCTGATTTCTTATCTGGTTCCATTTCTTAAATACTTAATCAGTATCCATAATAACCATAAGCCTCCCGTTAATATTGTTAATACTACGTCAAACAATATTCCTAAGTTACTTCTCTTTTTCATTATAAAAACCTCCTATATATTTAATTCATTAGTTTCCATAATATAAAGTGTTTTTCACGCGAAAAGAAATTAATCTTCTTTATCGGTATGCTTCCAATTAACTCTTGCGAAGCTGTACCCATATGTTCTGCTTTTACTTGTTTTAACATACATATCATCGTCCTCATAGACAACGTCTCCGTTCTCTACATCTCGATTAATAATTACCTGTGAAACAATAGCTCCAATAGCTCCTACAACTACATACTTCAATAAGTTTTTCATAATATATACCTCCTAAAAAATTTCATTAGTTTCCATAATATAAAGTGTTTTTCACGCGAAAAGAAAAGAAGGCCGCGTAGGACCTTCTATCTCTTTGTTATTTTCTTTCTAAGAATATGGATAAACCATAATATCAACGCGATACAAACAATTACATCACTAAATAATATAATGAATGCTGCACCCCCTACACCTATAGTCAATGCTACAATCACTGTTATAATAATTAATGTAATTACCAATAACATAAATGATATCATAATATATTCCTCCTTTCTCTCATAACAGAAGATGTAAAATATGCGAAAAGAAAAGAGTCCATGTAGGACTCAATCCTTTAGATCATTTAGAATTTCTTACCTCCTCGATTTTATCTTTGATCTGGTCTCTAAAGATCCATCCAGCTTCCGCTCCGAGAATGACAACATTCATAACAATGCATCCTTTCCAATGCTCTTTATAAAATCTGCCTGTCTCTTTGCATAAATCTTTATAATCCTTAAAAAACTGTTTCATAATATATACCTCCTAGATTTTAAATTCAATATGTTTCCATAATATAGAGTGTTTTTCACGCGAAAAGAAAAGAGTCCATGGTGGACTCGATTCTTTAGATTTCTTTTTCTAAGTATTCCATTCGTTTGATAACATCGTTCCAATTACGTTCTTCTGTTTCGTATATAAGAACCATTCTACGAACTTCCTCGTTTGACATATCACGCTCTTTCCAAAATTTCTTTTGTTTTATAGCATAAACTTTCCAAAACTTAGCGTCTTCGTATAATTTCTTATAACGTCTTTCCCATTTGTTTTTAAACATGTTATTACCTCCTATAATACGCTTTGTAATCCACGCTAAACCTCTTTCCTATCAAAGCAGGTTTCCCAACGTTCTCTTGGTATTGGCTTGATTTTAAGCGCCCACATAATCTGCCTAATGGTCACGGTAGGATATAAACCATCTATAGCCGTTTCAGCACGTTTATCAAAGTATTCTTTAAATTGCGGATGTAAATATAGCATATCCGTCAACCAGGAATCTATCTCGCTCCATCTTGTAGATTTGGTTTTGGGATTATAACGCTGTTGAATAATCGCCAACCCTTTATTATGTATTTTATATAACGTGCATCTGTCGTACACCGGATGATTACAATGATATGTTTCGCCATACAAAGACGAATATAACATCGGTTTCTCGTAGTGATATCTCATATGCCACCTCGCAAAAAGAAGAGCCCTTGTGAGGGCTAATCTTTCTTACTCAATTTCATGCCGTCAAGAGGACCTTTATGAATTGGTCGTTCATCTCTTCTTTGTTTCTCTTTGTCCATCATTTCTAATTTAAATCCCATTTCTGCGAATTTATATAATACAAATAAAGACGCGAGAAACATTACAAGTCCGACTATAACCATAATATTCTCCTTTCTTAAACATTCTTTCATAATATAGTTAGTTTCTCGCGCGGAAAAAGAAGAGCCCATGTAGGGCCCGTCTTCAATCGTATTACTTCAATTTCAAAAGATTTCTTAAAGCACTTTTGCCACCTTCTGTTGTAAAAGTTCCTGTTCTCTCGAAGTTCGTAGACGCCACGAAAGCTAAGAAATATAAACCTGCGCTTCCTAGAAATGTACCAACCGTTACTCCATGACTGATCAACCGATCTTTCTTTTCATTCTCCATCTGCTGTATTTTGAGATTCATCTCCGCTTCCCTAGCTTCAATTCTCTCACTACTTTCGACTTCGAGTTTTTCAAGTTCGATTTTTCTGTCGAGTAATTTGGTAACCCCGTCAACGTTGGCTTTATACTCATCACTTCCGATGGTTTCTCTACCTAAATTTTCGAGTTCGTTTCTAATTTCCTCATCCAAAACGTGTTTAATGCTCATTTTTATTCTCCTTTCAAATACGTTTTAATACGTTCCATAAAAGGCGTTGTTATTCTTGCGAAAGATCGGCGTCATGATCGACCTTCAATACGAATCTTTTAGTTGAATTATCCACTATCCCATCGATCTCGAAACGATATACATCTTTTTCGGGATTTGAATGGTCTATTCGGAGCACACCTTTTCTCGAACTAAGCCAAAATATAAGTTTATACAAGATAACCCCGACCAAGAGACCTCCTACAAAACCTATAACCGCCGAGAGCCAATACAATTCTGTGAACATTTGTCTCCTCCTTTCTAAATTGTTTTTACAAAAATCCCACCCGGGGAAATTTTTACTTTGAAAATATAACTTGTTTTACAATAACCTGCGTACGGATTTTAAGCTAGGTTAAAAAAAAAGAAAAGAGTCCGTGCTGGACCCAATCCTTAAGATTATTTCATTTGTGTTTTTACATATAACAAAATATCTTTCGCAGCTTTCTTTCTGCCACGATACTCTTTGAATTTATCGGGTTCGTTTATATACTTCTCTTCAAAGTATTCACATCTCCCGATGTAATCCTCTATAAACATCATTGCGTTATCTTTCTGCGTTCTTTTTTTTCTCATTTTATGTACCTCCATAAATAGTTAATAATATCTCTCATAATATATGTTGTTTTTTACGCGAAAAAAAAGAAGAGTCTCATGACTCCCCTCTTTTGATAAATCGGTATAAAGCTGTTATCGTCCAAACTATGCCTCCTATAATGACTGTTATACACAGCCATTTTAATAGAGCCATAATCACCTTCTTAAGCATTTGTATACCTCCTTTCTATAAAAGGAAGTGTTATAACCGCGAATCATCCAAATATAGAATGTACTCAATCTCGACTAATAAGTCTGTAATGTTTTGTACGGTTTCTTTAGCCTCTTGCAAAGTCCTTGCTAAATCTTCTGGTCTGCATTCATTCGTGTCATTCTTTAAATTCTCAGAATCGTACTCCAGTATGTTCACCAAGCAATAAATTAATCTAGCTTTGTTTTGGATTTCTCTTTTTACTCGTGCATTCATTTGTTGTCTCTCCTATTATAATATTCTCTTGATTCATCCAGCAGCCAGAAGAATCGTCTGTAACGATCGTAATAAAGATCCTTACCGCAAGGAATATCCATCATCGATTTTAGGTATGTATACGACAATCCTTCAGTTACCGCTTTTAAAATATAGTTATGTAAGTCGTTGTCAGTCTCTTTAGCCACACGTTCTATTAATTGTATACGCTCTAAATATAACGTCTTTCGCATTGCTTCCTTGGCTGTAGGATCATTGTGCCATTCTACGGACGATGGTATAACCGGCTTAGCATTATAAGCTTTCTTCCATTCGGGATATTGTAAACAAAAATGTTTGAGTTCGTAATGACGATGCTTGTCTATCCAGTATTTATTCTTACGAGAAATATCCGGACGAATTACTGTTCCCATTGCTTGTTCGCCCCTCTCTTATATTTACGAGAGTCTTTGATAAGTTTAATGGTAGCTTTCCTCAACCTTTCTTTGTCCACCTCGCCATATACATATATTGTAGCGTTCTTAAATTTGTATGTTTTCATGAATCAACACCTCTAAGATAAGAAAATATCAATTGCTTCCAAATTAGATAAACCGAGAAGTTCTTTTAGTATCATTGCATCGCCAATGGTTATCGTACCGTTATCAGCAATTTTCTTATACAACGCAGCGGCTGTATCAACGTTCAAACTCTTTTCGAAAATCTTAAATATCAATTTATTTGCGTCCAATGCATACACCTCTTTCTAGTTGCGTTTCATGCAACAACTAAAAGATAACACCATTCCAATTTTTCTGTCAATAGGTTTTTCGTGCATAAAATGCAAAATATCTAATCTAGATTTGCTTTTCGTTTGCATATGTGCAAATATTAATATATGATAATTATTGTTAGAAAGGAGACAAGATAATGTCTATAGGAAAACGAATAAAGAATTTACGAACGAAGAGAGGTATGTCTATTGATGATCTAGCTGATAGATTAGGTAAAAATCGAACCACCATATATAGATACGAAAATGGTGATATTGAGAATTTGCCATTGAGTATCCTTAATCCGCTTGCCGAGGCGTTAGACACGACGCCTGCGAATTTGATGGGGTGGGGCGATAAAGAAATGATATCTACGAAAATATCAGATGGCGAAGAAGAGGCTGTGTATTCATCTGTAAACGATTGGTATGGATCCGTTTACTGATGAGGAGCATGAGAAGTTAATGGAGTATGGTAGATTCTTAATTTCGCAAAGACAAAAATAAAAGAAAGAGCCCTTGTTAGGACTCAATCTTCTTGTTTTCATTAATCGTGTAAGTAACCGATCTTGTACAAAAATTTTCCGACTATTGTCCAGAACTTTTGTTTGATGGTCATACAAATCACCCCTTTCTTCATAATAGGAGTTGTTATTTTAACGAAAAGAAAGAGCCCTTGTTAGAGCTCCGACTTCATTATTTTGCAATATCTAATTCATGCGAACTCGTTAATCTAAGATACCGATTACTATGTGTCTTTTGTGAGAATGTGTCATCAATGCATTTAACCAAGATTGTATCACATCCGTCGATCTCGTCTTCGATGTATACAACCTTACATCTCTTGCCTTGATCGTGACCTCTCTTTATAACACATATATCGCCAACTTTTAAATTTTGAAATTCAATTCGTTTCATAAATATCACTCCTTTCATAATAGGAGTTGCTATTTTAACGAAAAGAAAGAGCCCTTGTTAGAGCTCCTTTTTTGCCATAACAATTATTTAGTTTTTTTCTGATTGAAACTTTTCATGAATGGCAATGCCAAGATTCATAATACTACTTACAAATTTGCAGGACTCTTCATGGTTCATGCCAAGCTCTTCCATTCGCTTACTGCATTTACCAATTTCAGTCTCTAATTTGCGTTTGCTCATTTCTCTGGTTTCCATAATTGTAAAGTTTTTATTCATAATAAACCTCCTTAAAATTTTTGTTTATGGTGTCATAATAGGAGTTGAAAATTACGCGAAGGAGGTGATGCTAACTTAACCCCTGGCAGTACATCATAGAAAGGAAGAACGGAATGTATAAAGAATATCCAACGTTTTACAATTATGAAGTAAAAGAGTACGGAAGAAAGTCTCGTACTGATGATCCTTTACTATCGACTGACGAAATACTTGAAAAGCATAGCAAGATCATTGAAGAATACGCGGTCAAATATCTAGGCGGTCCTATCCCTCAAGAAAACAAATATATGGAAGTAGGCAGCGGCGAATCGCTTAAAGAACGCCCTGAGATAACTCGCTTACTCAAAGATATAGAAGATCCGGCCGTCAAAGCTATAATTGTAGTAGACGTGCAGCGTTTGAGTCGTGGTGATCTTGAGGATGCTGGTAGACTTATAAGATTACTTAGATACACAAATACTTATGTAATCACACCCATGAAAACTTACGATTTGCGTGACGAATATGATAGAGATGCTTTTGAGCGAGAACTCAAACGAGGCAACGAATATCTCGAATATTACAAGAAGATTCAAGCTAGAGGTAAATTATTAAGCGTCAAAGAAGGTAATTATGTAGGTTCAACTGCGCCTTATGGTTTTGATCGAATCGAGAAATTTGATGGTAAGAAATCGTACCATACTCTAATCGAACGTAAGGATCAAGCTGATATAGTTCGTATGATCTTCAACTGGTATTGTGAGGAGGATATAGGCGTAACAGCGATTTGCAGAAGACTTGAAGAATTGGGAGCCAAGACTAAAACAGGCCATAGTACCTGGAAACCAAGTATAATATTCAGTATACTTGAAAATCACCACTATATTGGCTGTGTTCGTTGGAATTGGCGGAAAACTGTGAAAATAATCGAAGACCAAGAAATAAAGAAGTTACGTCCGAAAGCAAAAGTGGACGAGTTCTTATTGTTTGAAGGAAAGCATGATGGCATCATCTCAGAAGAACAATTTAACAAGGCTCGTGAAATAAGAGGTAAACGCCATAGAACTCGTAGGGATCTAACTCTTAAAAATCCATTCAGCGGAATTATGTTCTGTAAGAAATGTGGACATAAGATCGGTTATAACACCTACACAAGACATGGTGTAGAATATGCCTCACCCAAACTTGTATGTAATAACCAAGTTCATTGTAAATCAGGATCTGTAAAATATAGCGAAGTGTTTGAATACGTCCGTAAAGTTCTTAAAGACTGTATAAGCGACTTTGAGGTTCGTATAGAGAACGACCAGGACGATTCTGTAAAGCTTCATAGAGACTTGATCGGAAGACTTACAAAGCAACTTGCCAACCTTGAAAAGAAAGAGATGGAGCAATGGGAGGCACAATATGACCCAGATCCCGCTAAAAGGCTACCACAACATATTTTTGTTAAACTCAATGAGAAAGTGCTAAAAGAAAAAGAGGAAGTAAATAAAGCGTTGGCCAAAGCTAAGGACTCCGCTCCAAAACATATTAACTATCGAGAAGAGTTAATAAAGACTAAAGACGCTTTAAGAATATTGGAAGATGAAAAGTTAGATGCTAAGACCAAAAATCAATACCTAAAAACAGTGATCAATAAGATGATATACGAGCGTGACCCAATCGTGCAAATAACAAAAGAGAATGCGGAGAAATATAGTATGCAATCCGCCAAAGGTATGCAGTACTACAATCCTCCTTATAAAATAACCATAGAACTTAAGTGTAACTAATTTAGGGTACATTTAAGTCCTCATTCATGGGGTACTACTTGATACCGATAGCTTGATATCAAGGGTTGCAAAGCAAAAAGAAGAGGCCCTGTCGTAGTGACGGAGCCTTTTTCTTATTTAATTCTTTATATGGAGTTCTTCCATTTCCTCTTTCATATGCTCTACCATACCATTACCACCTAGCCCTTTGTAGGCGTGATACATCTCAAACCAATTTTCATATCCGTGAGAAGATACCCTATCCACTTGAGTGTATTTGCTATGGTATTCGATCAGTTTAACCCTGAGAAGACACGTAACGCCTTCCGCAAGAGCTTCCTCTTTTATACGGTCCGCATCGCGTAGTCTGCGATTCTCTTTGATTAAAGACTGGATCACGTAGGCTAATATAGCTACGCTCAGACTTACAAGGCCTGAAAATATGTAACCCACGCACATCACCTGCACTTTTCGACATACTTAAGAGAAATCCAGCCTGCACCGGATTTGAGTTTGCCCCAATTACCGGAGGTTTTTACTATCGTATAAATTCCATCTTTCTTAACCTTACCAACAACCTTGGTATTTACTCCAGCACCCTCACGAACATTCAGAGTATCAGCCGTAATCTTAACTTTGTAAGTTGATGTGCTATCTGTAAACGTCTTACCGAAATATTTACAAATACCTTTTGCCAGAGCTTTACCAATCATGTCAGACTTATGAATAAACTCTTCGCAGTCTTTCTTGTTTGTATGGAACCCCATCTCGCAATAGAAAGTTAAAGCTTTAGGATTGTTTATCTCATAAAGATCAGTCCTCTTAACAAATTTGGTATTTCCTCCAGGATATACAGCCTTCACTGATGGGGCAATTTTCTCATAAGCTTTCTCATACTTCCCAGTCGTGTTAGCGCACATGAACATCAGATATCTTACACTCTTGTCATCGCAAGCATTTGTATGAATAGGAATATATAAGTCCGCTCCCCATTTATCTGCTTCCTTCGTCCGCGAACCTTTTAGAACACTTGTTTTCTTAGCCGCGATTTTAACATCTATGCCAGACTGTCTAAGATACTTAGCGCAAGCCTCAGCCATTGGTCTGGTATGCTTGTCCTCGTAGCATTTAGACTTTAAACATTTGTTCTGATTGGTTCCATGGTTCGATGGTGATAAATATACTTTAGGTTTCACGTTATTCGCTTCCTTCTTGGCTGTTGTAGTTTTCTTTTTAGCTGTTGAATATTTAGGTCTGTAGATACCGTAAATATACCTGGAAGCTCTTGTACGTTTTGCAACTTTGCTGCCGGAAGTGTTACCTTCTATTGTATATACTGTAGAGCTTGTGCCAGCCTTGCGGACAAATCCTATATGGTCTCTGCTACCTCTTTCTGAGTTATAGCCGTTACCATCCCAGGTAAATATAACAATATCCCCAGCCTTAGCATTCGCCATTTTGACGTGAGTGCAATGTTTCTTCAACCACTGCTGAGCATACGGAACATAAAAGACAGGCTTTCCATCGTAGAATAACGACTTAGCACCTGCCTTGTTCATTACATATGATACGAATGCCGCGCACCATGCAGTGCCCTTGGCTAATCCGTAATAATTCCATATGAATGTTCCGCCTTTGCCGAGATATTTCTCAGCGGTTTTTATTACTTTTGAGCCTGTTACAGCCATTAGTCATCACCTTCTTCATCGCCCGGATCGGTCAATTCGTGAACTAAATCACCATTACTCACCGTGGATTCTCCTCCGAGATTTTCAGTATCGTATGTAGTCTCTGGAAGGCCTGCTAAAGACGTGAGTATCGAGATGATACCCGCGAGCAAAGCAGCACTTGCAACCATCTTCCAATCAACATTGCTCATAACAGCCGCCGTACCAATCATGGCGATAGCCGTCTGGCATACAGTTTTCAGAGCTCTTATAAGAGCCGCTTTGACCCAAGAAATACTAAACTTCATACTTATTTCCTCCTTAAACATCTTCTGCGTCTTCGAATTCCGGAAGGGTTTTCAGATATTCGTAAGCGCCAGTGATTGACATATTTTCATCATAGTCTATTTCATATGTGGTACTACGGTTGTACGGCGTACCTAAAATATTATTATCGCGTCGTGATTTCTCGTCTACATACGATAAAACACCGATAGAAATATGACTATTAGGCCATAAATTCAACGATATAATACGATGATAATTTGTGGTAACACCGTCATCCTGTCTTACAGGCTTAAACAAAGCCATAACATCACTCTCCTTTCATTTAACTAAACGTGATAGTTCCGTACCAGTCGAAGCCACAAGCATCATTATTCACGGCGTTTGTCGTCGACGAGAAATCAGCCCTTATACGAATATAATTATTATTAACTGCAGATACCACATATGAAGATGGTTTCTTATATGTTCCGGACGCAGACCCGAACAAATATTTTCCGCCTTGCCGAACTATAAAACCGCCATTTGTATACGACGCCACTGTTACAGTCGGGTCATTAACTATAGGTCTAGAAAAATATATCGTGAAATATAAGGACTTACTGGAGTTTGATATGAAACCGGCGCCGATGATATGGTAATTTATCGATCTTCCAGCGGCGTAATATAGCTGATAATCAGTTGTGCCGCCTTTTGGAAACATGTTTATATCTCTGCTAGATCTTAATTCCAAATCAGTGGCGGAAGTTATCACTAGCTTATTACCATTAGAAGTCAAAGTCATTGGGCCATTCTCGGACCATATGTCAACATCAGATCTAGACCGTACTTTCACCGTATTTCCATTATAATATGTGTTTCCGAAATTATTGTTGTATCCACCATAACCGAAATGGAACGTGTCAGAAGTGTTTAGTTCCGCCATGCTATACCATTTCGTTCTATCGGAACTGCCGGAATATATAGCTTTATCATTGTCCATATACATATTCCAGGAAGTAGATAAACCGGTTCTTGAACACGCAGCTCCGAAAGCTATACCGTCACCGTTAGGATCCACATCTATAATATATTGTGCTTTGGATATAAATGTTGATGCTGAGGTTGTACCATATGAATCCGTTATAGTAACTTTGATATCATATTGTGTTTCAGCGTTTAGAGCTGCCGATCCATTTTTAAACGCTGGCGTGGTTATAGTTTTGTTTGTGAAACTGCTAGCCGTATACACAGTATTCCATGAAGTAGCCCCAACAGCTTTGCATTGCACTATAATACTAGACGGCGTTATAGCTGAACCCGATATTGTCCCGTTATTCCAAACGAATACCACGACACCATATGTTCCTTCGTCAGCCTCCGCGCCTGAAGAATTTGTTCGTTTCGCAGATAACTTTGATATAGTCGACGGAACATATGTAGCCTTCCAAACCGCATAAAGAGTTGTGTTAGCGGTTATGTTTACAGAATATGAATTACCGGCCGTCCAAGTCGCTGTTGACGCTGAGGGTGACGTGGACCATCCTTGAAACGCGTAATTCTTTCTCGTCGGAGATTGAGCCGAGGTAGGAAGAGTTAACGCTTTATCGTATGTTTTGGTTAAACTGGTGACCGATCCGCTAGTTCCTCCATTAGCATTGAATGATACTGTGTACGTATTAGCTCTCCATACCGCGTAGAGGGTATCGGATGCATTTGTGCTATAAGTACTGCCAGCTGACCATGTAGCAGAGGTTGCTACAGAAGTCAAAGACCATCCTAGAAATGTATAGCCAGTTCTAGTAGGCTTGGCTGTTGATAGTGTGATAGACTTGCCGTAATACTTCTTCTGACTAGACGGTGCTCCTGAACCACCGTTAGCATGGTATGATATCGTGTATGATGGTAATGCGGGTACTATAAATGTTACCGATCTTGATCCCGAGCCACCACCTGATATATTCTTTTTAGTAGTAACTTTAACCGTTACATTGTATGCACTTGTTTTCCTGGTCCATGAAAAACTTCCGTCTTTAACTTCGTGATAACCCTTGGTTAGCCTGGTTGTACTTTTAGTACCAGATATAGAACTTTTATCGGTAGCGGAAAGAGTTGTCTTCCATGGATAGCTGGCATAAGAACAACCGATATAAACTCCGGCCGCGGATATACTCACCTTGTAACTAGTGCTTGTACTACTCGTGCTATATGTCATATATGCTTTAAAGTCGTCATTAAACGTTGAACTTGTTACTGTAGCCATTTTATTTCACCACCTTTAAAGACAAATGTCCGTTTGTTCTAGCAACCCAACAAAGACTTCCTATCCAATTACCATCACTGGCAGGATCTTCAGCTCGTGGATACATTTCCGTTATATAAGTTTTGTTTGCTGCCATAGCAGTTCTATCACTTTGCTCAGCGTCCGGATAACCTATATAAGCTCCTTCTACACCATCGTGACTGAACGAAATTTTATCGCTGGTCATTTTGACTTCGGAACTAGGATTAACGCCATTACCATCCGCCAAAAGTCTGATGGTCGCCTCGTTTGGAAGGATCTGTATATATTTGTTGCGGTTATCAATTTTGGTGTTGGCATCATCGGCAGTTTTCTGTGCGCCGTCAACCGCATCCGTAAGCTTCTTGATGTCGCCATTCGTTTCGTCATATAGTTTATTATTCAGTGCATCGAATAAAAGTTGACTATTTGCCAATATCATAGAATCGGCCATTCTCCACTTATAATCATCGGGGTCAACACTGGCATATGCATTGAGCGTTGAATATAATCCGATATATATAGTTGCCGAACTACCATTTAGCAAATCGTCAATACCGTTAATGGCCAACGTACAAATAGTATCAACCTCGTCACTTCGAATCTCAACCATCGTGAAACGTATATAGATATTATCGTTCGTTGGGACAGTGATATTATTCGTAGACTGTGAACTTAAATATATATACGCTCCTGTACTTTCATTTAAGCTGTAGAAAAATGTTGTAGGCGTTACTGCCGTACCGGATGAGTTCTTCACATTCCACGTATATACTTCACCTTCTGAAACTCTAATATACTCATTCGAACGAATATGCGTTGCGCTATCCGCTTCTGCGCCATTAATTAAAGTTCCAGACTCCAGATAATCTGCGAGATTATATGACGCTAACGTTTCACCACCGTCGATGGATAAAGCGCTGAATGTGTTAACGTCTTTATTATCAAGGTCTGTCTGTATACCATCCGCCTTATCGCTCGCACTATCAGCCTTATCTCCGGCAGCCGTTGCTTTATTATAGGCTTCCTTAGCCGCCTCATAACTGCTAGATTTGGAGACTGGGGAGTAACTGTAGTTAATGTTAGAGTCCGGAAGAATATTGCTATAAACGGTAAGATCTACAAAATATAGCGTATTGGTAGAACCAGAAGTATATGCAGGTTCCGCTGTAACCCAATTTCCTCCAGGAGGGTTGACCGTTGGCCTAGCCGGTGCTGTGGCCGTCGAACTCTGCAACAAATAATACCTGGTTGTACTTTCCACATTAACTATTTTGTAGAGTGTTATTTGTGCTTGATGTACAGCCATAAAGCATTCTCCTTTACTCTAATTTTGCCCAATATACTGCCTGGCCATCGATGTCGTCAGCGGTTACTGTTATGGATTTGGCAGTCGCAATCGGCGTGGTTCCGCTATCTTTGTACCATTTGATACTTCCTAAAGAACCGCAAACACCGGCGGCTGTTATAGTCTGTTCAACACCACCAACAGTAACCATAGCCGTAAGAGTTGTGGAACCTGTATTATTTCTAAAGAACTGAGGTCCAGAAGAATATATAAATACCGCAATAGAATCGGCTCCTGCTGATCCGGTAGCCCCGGTAGCTCCATGAGTTCCGATGATAGCGGGTGTTGTTTTCGATGCGGTGGTATCTGTATAAGTTATAAGCTGATAACACCAAATATATTTCTTAGTCGTATCAGTAGCCGTTGGCGTTTTTGACCATCCGCTAGTATCTACAGTTACATTCGAAGCAGATGCAGTCGTTAAGTAATAATTCTCAACTTTCGAAATACCTTTACCAGTTGCTCCTGTTCCGCCAGTAGCCCCATGAGTTCCGATGATAACTGGTACGGTGGTTGTAGGACTTCCGCTAGAATATGCAATAGACTGGTAACACCATAAGTATTTCTTAGTCGTGTCAGTCGCCTGCATCGTAGGAGTCCAACCGTCATCAGATGTCTTCACACCTGTATTCAAAGATGATGCTAAATAATAATTGGTTACTCCGGTAATACTTTTACCAGCGGCTCCGGTTGCACCGGTGTTTCCTTTCGGCGCTTCCGTGAAAGAAAACTTCTTATTCATTGTTATTTTGCTGCTTCCATTTGTTATAACAACGGGTATGGTCGCAGAACATGGAGTGGTGAATCCGGTCCCTGTTGTGAATGTTATAGACACCGTAGATGTCCCACTATTCTGAACGTCTGCTGTGATACCAGTCGGTAAAGTTATATCAGCTTTAGTTACAGATACATTTGTCATCTGGACAGCTCCAGTATATGCGGTTATTTGCGTGGTTGCACTTAGACCGGTTGGAACTCCACTATCCCCTCCTGAAAAAACAGCATTTTCTGATGTCAGATTAACGCTATAACCGTCTGTTAAATCTTGTAAAGTAATTTGGCCTATTCCAGTTTTAGTTGCCATTTTATTCTCCTTTCATTTATCGCATAAGTTCGCAAAAGAATGTTATACATTCGTCAACATCGTCAGGCGATATTATAAACGTAAACCCTTCGTCTTTTAAGCGAGTGTCTGAAGACAAAATAACACCCATCTCTTCTTCATCTGGCTTTTGGTACTTCCATTGTAGATATACGCTGTTACCCATCGCCGCTCTCAACGTAGTCATATCTGTTATATATTGGGTTCCGCGAATTATAATAATGTTTAAAACTGTAGATACATCATTATTTTTAAATGTTGTTCCATGTGATGAATTAATTATGACTTGGGTACTTATTTCATCTTTTAGATTACTTATCTCTTCTTCAACGCTCGAACCGTTAGAGCCGAATTCCAGACTTTCGGCAGATATCTTTAAACGATATTTTCCGTCTGTGTCTTTGTAGAACTTGATGAAGTTGCTACTATCACCAAAAGAAAATTGTCCGTCATTGTCCAGATATATACCCCTGGAGGTATTACCCACTGAAGACTTCACCCCGGAATATATAGAATCGTCTCCGATCTTGAATCCGCCTATGGTAGCACCGAAAGCGACTAAATCTTTTACGCTGATCTGTTCGGCGGTTATGGATTTGGCTATGATAGCTGAACCGTCTAAACCATTTTGATACTTTTTGTCGGATGACGCGGTGGTCTCTCCTAAAGCATCGACATTGAGTTTATAGAACAGACCATCTTCGCCTTTGATTACGAGTTTATCGGCTTTGACAGTGCCGCCTTCGATTAGGTCGCCTTTGATCGTAACGCCGATGAGTTCTCCGGTTATTGTCTGGTCGCCGACTGTTACATTCTTGATCAGACCAGATTTGGAATAGAAATACTCCATAGCAGCTTCATCGATGTTAGCAAAATCTATCTTGGCGTATTTTAAATCCGCATCTGTGGCGGAGATCTTCTCAGTTTCGAGTTTTTTGATCTTAGCGCTATCGGCTAGAATTGAATCGGCGGTAACATTCTTAGCCGTCAACGTATCGACAAATACTTTTGCAGGCGCAAGAGAACCGCTTGGTTCTATACTTCCATCTTCTTTTAATGTTTCAGCATATAAGTCACTTGCCCCTCTTCCTGAAGCAGGACTACTGATATTACCGATTATATTGGCCTGATGATTCTCAATGGTAACCAGAACCCGGTCCCTGTTTCGAACATCCGCAGCCATTACAACAGGAGTCGTGACAGTAGATCCATCAATCTTTACAAAGACTCCATCTTCATTCACGACTGCTGTTGCATTTAGAGTTTTATCAATTTTAGTGGATGATTTGGAATCATTTGTGGCATCGACAAATTGTTTAATAAGATCACTTGCTAATTCCATAGTATCACCACCTTATCATGTATTCGGATTCGCTAATTTAACTATTCTACATCTCGAATTAACGTTTAACGCCGTTCCTGATGTCTGACGAACGTTTATATAATATACTTTACCTGCTGTGACATTGACGATTGTCTGGAATGTTACGCCTGTCCCAACGCCTGTAACCGGAACTGTTGTAACCGCGCTTCTCGTCATCTCTGTATCATTTGTTGTTGGAGAAATCTTGCAAACCCTTATGCCATTCCCATTCGCTTCGAAGTTTATATCTGTATCTATCAGATAAGTTCCGGCCGTCGTAAATGTTATAGACTGAATTGTTGTAGCAATACCACTAACAATACTGATAGGATTCTCTAGCGCAAGTTCGGAATATGCCCCAACGCCAGTTATAGCAGCGGTATGAGACTCGATGGTGGTCTGTAAACTTGTTATACTTGCTTCAACTGTTTCCCCGTCATCCATTTTGACCGAATCAGCCGGCAGCAAATAAACTGTATCATTTTTCTTTATGATCCCATCATCATCCATCACGCATTTCGCAATTTGAGTCTTTAATGTTGCAATATCGGTAGCCTGTGAATCATTGTTTGTAAATGTACCTTTTACACTTGCATACCATGTATCAAACTCGGACTTCCAAGTGGCAAGTTTTGACTCATACTGAGCGTGTACTTCGTTGGCCCATATACTTTTAGGTAAAGCATAAATTTCGCTGTCCTGAACGACTAATACATAACCGCTATCGCTAAAACTTGTTAACGGTTCGAGGGCGGTTACATCTCTCTGTTTTGCCATTTAATCACCCCACAATCTATTCGTATAAACCGCTTTTTCGGTGACAGAACATCCTGTCTCACACGAGAAAGTTTGGCTTATTATTCTAGCTTTAACGTTTTTAATTCCGGCTCGTCTATAATTTAAACGAACACAATCCCCAACTCTTGCAGGGGAGAAACCGTGTTTATATGATACGGTGTATTCCAGTGTAGACAAATTGCGAAGAAGTTTTTCGGCATATTCGTCCACCATACCTTTAGTCGGATTACCAGATATACCAGGACTTGTATCTCTATAATGTATTTCTCTTCCTCTATTCACCGTCGATATTGGACTGTTTTTATCATCATTGACGACCTTCGAATATATACTTCTGCCACTGTTAGATGAAAAAATAACCTCTACGACGTTTGGTATACCGTAGAGGTCTCTTTCAACACTAATGTCTGGATATAAGATAGAACTATTCGAATCGTTATACTCCCAAACCGGCTGCATTGAGGCGGTGTCTTTGATTGGCTCAAATATAACTTGGCCAAGCTCATCCAAACCGAATTCAAAATTTGCATTCGCTATGAGATCCGTAAGAAACGTTAACCACGTGTCATCTGTCTCCGCTACGAAATCATCAAACAGCGTTTTACTTTTGTCATCAATCGGAGGAATAACCGGGGCTCTCATATGCTCTCGACATAACCTAACCGCAGTTTCCATGATGTTTGTATTCTTAGAAACGGTATATCCGAGGGGCGGACGAGTATCTTTCAACTCTAATAGCGGCGAGTACGCATCTAAAGATATGGATGTTGCCCGCCCATCGAAACTTTCAGATGGTGTCTGAGCTATGTAAGTACCTAAAGGAATGTTGTATTTTATTCCATTTTGAATTGGTGTCATATAAGCTCTGGTGTATAATTCTCCGAGATTCTCAGTGCAGTCTATTGTAGCACTGCCTAAGGTTTCTGCGGACGAATCTCTGTTAATGTTGAACTTGAGTATATCAGTGAGCTTCCTCTTGTTTTTCCAAGTGGCAGGATCAACCTCATAGAAATCGTATGTTTGTATCATCGATTTGGTCCAATCTATAGCCATCACATACCTCCTTCTACCGGTTTAATATTGAGTGTTACTGGTACAGTTGTACTCTTGTGCTTGATGTTAAATGATACGGATACCTGAGCCCAGAAACCAAGTCCGGATGGTTCACGAACATAAACGTCACCCTGGTATACAGCCAAACGGCGTAACTGATATAGTGTTTCGCTATCATCCTTAGCTATCTCACAAGACCAGCTAAAACTTTCTCCAAGCTGTGTACCATAATAACTTACCGGTCTTTCTCTTCCTATGTACGACACGAGCGATACATCCAACGAGTTAGACTCGCTAACGTCTATGTTATAAGGAAGTTTAATCAACGATCCAGTCCATATAGGAGTTTCGTCATCTTCATCGTCACCGTCGAAATCGCTCCATTCTTCATTCCACTGAATGATTATAGATGTTTCATCTATCGGTTCGATTATGTCTTCATAGCTTATAGCTCCTGTAGACTCGGATGTGGCAACCACACGATATCTACCATAATCAAGAGACGGATGCGGGTCGGTTATAGTGGTTCCATCATTTGTTATACCTGTGGCAATCGCAACGAATTTGCCATTCGCGGATCTTCTATAAACCGATAATGTCACGCCTTCTGCATAATCGATAACATCGCTATCCACCTCTTCTGGATCGTCTTCTGTATTGTTGTTCGGCGAGAATATCCCGATGAGGAAATTACCATCTTTGTCGGACAAATAATCTCCTTCCCTATCAACTAAGAATTCCAACCCACTAGCTTCTGATAACGTGCAATAAGGAGAAATATTAGCGGTCATATCGTCTTCATTGTATTCAACTGTGGCGTTAATGTCATACTGTTCATCTTCGATAGCCACTATAAACGTTTCCGGATTATTTCCAGTCTCTGGGCAGTCAACGGACAATCCAGAATCAAAACTTGCCATTCCGGTAACCTTATAGGTTATTCCATTTTGAATGTCGATGTCGCTCGGCAATAACGTCAATGATACATCACTCGACAGGCCGTTGCCTTCTATATATCTCGTGAAAACTTCTTCGCCAGTGTTTACATAGGTAGTGTTACCCGTGTCATCAACGGCAGCATATGTTTCTGTCGATATTATAGAAATATTATAGCCAATCGGTGTTTGAGTGGCCGGACCAGTAGAAAGTTTTAAGTTTATTGGAAACTGATCCACAATATCCGTTTCATTGCCGTTCTTATCATTTACGTTGATTAGTAAGGACGGCTTCTCGTATAACTTAATAGATCTCTGTACAGACCATTCACCGTATTTGTTCGTAACACCCATAGTGCGAACACGCCACATAAGCTCATCGCTATCTTTATAAGACGACGTGTTTAGTTCATACACACTGGTTTTGTCAGAATATTCGCCATATTCATCTTTAGTATTGTTAACCGTTTCGTTTAAAACGACTTTTCCGTCGACAACACCTTCGATATTTGCCTTAATCTGATCTGAACCATCCTCCGAGTTATGAACCCAATATAGTTTAACTGTTTCTCCAATGTACGCGACAGAAACCGAAGACCATGTCGTAGGAGCTTCCGGTTCGCCGCCCAAAGCAACTTGCACGGTATCTGTATAATTAACAGATTCGATGTTGTTAGAGTTGACAGACTTAACTCGGAAATACCACACTTCGCCAGAATTTAAGCTGGTTAATATGTAACTAGAACTATTACCTTCAGTGTTTTGCGTTTTATAACTTTCACCCGATTTTTGTTCCAGCTCTTCAAGACTATTGGCATAGAAAATTGTGTAATGATCCGCAATTGTAGCCGTCGTCCAAGTTAATAACACCGATGTTTCGGACTTAACAGAAACTTTTAAATTCGTTGGCGGTAATGGGGCCGTTTCCACATTGTCGGTATATTCACTATACTCAGACCAATAACTATATTTTTTAACGGTGGTTTTCTTCTTCTTTCCAGTACCCGTAGTTATTGTTCTAGATACAATGTTCCTGGCTTTAACCCGAACTCGGTATTTACAACCGGATTCGCCATCGAACGAGTAGGACACCGAATTAAGATTAGGTGTTACATCTACAGTCCACGTTTTGCCTTTATCTCCGACGCCTTCATTTTTGACAAACTGAAATGTTACTAAATCCGCGAGTGAATCGAGATTTTTACAACTTACGGTTATCTGTTTATCTTCTATAGATATTGTAGGCGCGCTTGGTTTTTCAGGAGCATAATAGTCGTATACATATGCCCATTTGTATGAGCAATACTGTCCAGTCCACCAGTAAACTTTCTTTTTCTTTTTACCTACTTTTTTGATTTTGGTTTTAGTGGAATTTGGTTTTACCCTAACTCGCACCTTGGTAGCTCCTTCAGGAGCACTGTAAGTAGCTTGTCTATGCGTTACAGTGCTCGAACTACCATCAACCCAAGCCCAAACATTGTAGATTTTTCCTTTTTTGTTTTTTGCTGTTCTGGAGGTTTCGGCATAATACTGAAACTGAACTGTGTAGTTATTTACATGTTTTCTGCCGAACGACCAAGTAGCCAAATATTCTCGTTCGCCACCTTCAGTTAATCGAGCGAGTTTAAGTTTTGTTACTTTGGCCATTTATACCCTCCTTTCTATTCTAGCTGCTCTAACTATAGATTTAACAGCATCTGTGATGTTACTTCCGTCATCATATGTTACGCCATTAATGGTGTAGGAATCGCCGGAAGAATTGTTTATCGCATTGCCAAGGTCTCTTATGGCAGATACAACATAATCATCAACTCCATTTTGACTTCTTCGATTCATCGACATATTTATAGCGTTTGCATCAGCCATCACTCCGACACTCATGGTTTTATCAAACATACCGTTGATAGCGCCAACGCCCGATTTAACATTACTCAAGTCCATAACAGGTGCAATAGTCGGATTAATATCCATATCAGAATCTATGATCTTTCCGACATTTGTTAAAGCGGATTTCATAGACGTTATAGCAGTTCCGCCCATAGATTTGGTAGCATCGACAACCATTCCGACATTTCGGCTCACACCTAAAGCGAAACCTTCCGGAACTGATTTAGCTATACGCATAAATACTTTCGATGGCGAGTTTATATCGAGAGCATCTTTAGCCGCTTTTGCAGCTGCGGATGCCATGGCTCTTGCCGCAGTTTTAGCAGCGAATGAACCGGAACTGATTCCAGATGCGAAACCGCTTGCTGCACTACTACCCGCTGAGTAAAATGAGCTACGGGTTCTGGATATCGCACTGGCGGCCGACGAAGCAATACGTTTCGCTGCTGTTCTAGCCGCACCCGCTTTGGAATTCATTCCTCTAGCAAGGGCGTTTATCAACGTTGAACCGGCTCTAACCATAGAACCACTCTGCGAAGTGAACGACGTTGAAATCGAGCTTGCCGCACTTTTAGCAGCGGATTTCGCTGAACCAGAACTTGTTTTAATTCCTGATCCGACAGATTTAATCATGTTTACGCCAGCTTTAACCATTTTAGCTGTTGATTCAGCATTACTGAAAGCACTGTTGACGCTATCCATGTCGGTTTCGCCAAGTTTCTTAACAGCTTTTACAAATTTGTGTACTCCGCTTGTGTCGACATCAGCCGTCTTTTTAACCACACCGATTATCGATTTAGCCGCCGATGCTGACGAACTAATAGCACCAGAATTTATACTTCCAACTTCATCAGCGTAACCCTTCATGGCTTTTCCGAAGGATTTGAGTTTTGTTCCGAATGATGATATATCTTTACTACCGGCTAACGATTGCCATACTCCTCCATCTTTAGGAAGCGAATTAGCCACTTTAACAAGAGCCTTAGCAGCCTTACTGGATGCGACTATAGCCTCGGTATCTATCCCAGCGACAGACCGTCCGTAAGCTTTCATGCTAACACCGAATAACATAAGTTTAGAACCGAATAAAGCAATATCCTGAGAACCAGCTAATTCCTGCCAAAAGCCTCCTTCTTTAGGAAGCGACCTAGCCACTTCAGTTAATCCTTTTGCGGCCTGTGCGGATGCAGTTATAGCGCCAGTGTCTATGCCAGCTACTGCCTGACTGTAAGCTTTCATACCAAGACCGAAAGCCACGAGCTGAGTTCCAAACGAACCTATACTTTTAACACCCGCTAACGATTGCCAAATACCACCTTCTTTAGGTAATGCGTTTGCTACTTCGGTAAGTGCTTTGGCTGCTTGAGCAGATGCCGTTATAGCCTCGGTATCTATGCCAGCAACGGCCATTCCATAAGCTTTCATACTAAGACCGAACGCTACAAGCTGATTTCCGAATGATTCCATGGAGCTGCCACCGGTTAACCATTTTGATATCGCGTCAAGTATTCCTGCGCCTGTTATGGCTAATATAGCTGTTGCGAGATTCTTAGCTGCTTCTGCTGTACTAGGATCGACACTTTTAATGCCTTCCACAAACGGTTGTATAGACATCCAGAATGCGGAAAGCTGCATACCAACCGCAGGTAATGTGGACGCTACTCCTTCAAGTACACCACCAGCTAAAGCGCCTATAAATCTGCCTATTCCTTCTCCCAATTTAACAAGTATTTCGATTCCGGCGTCAAGGTAACCTTCGAGTCCTTGTACATTCTCGAATAGTGCTCCTATACCCACAATAAATGCTCCGAGAGCTGCTACTACAGCAAGTAACACACCAACGCCGATTAAAGCAGGCGCTGCTACAGCACCTACGGCTGCGAGTATTACTAATGCTGCGGACATCGCAAGCATGAGCGTAGATAAAGCCAATGCCGTTTCAATAGATGGATTAACATCATATGAATTCATCCATCTGAGAACTATTGCTATCATACCCATGACAACAACCATGGCGGCCATGGCCACAATTGCCATAGGGGTTATCGCGCCAGCTTTACTGATTATCGCTAATGAAGCAGCCATCGCAAGCATAACTGCGGATAACGATATTGCTGCGACTAATGCCGATTCAGTCGGTAATTGAGCAATGAGATATAATGCTCCAGCTATCATGCCAATAGCAATAGTCATGACAACAAGCGTTCCCATCGATGATTGCACTTGATCGGAAAGTTTAACTACTATACCAAATATGGACATGAGAGTTCCCATAGCCACGGACGCGCCAGCTAAACGATCGGGATCAAGTAACGATAAGACAACTAATGAAGCCGCAAGCAATCCTATAACTATAGCTATCATCAATATAGTTTTGTAAGATTCGGTTACATATTTGCTCATGTACATTATTGCTGCGAATAATGCAAGCATCGCTCCTATGCAAGCAGTTCCTCTTATTACATCGGCAGGATCTAAAATACTTAGTATAGCGATGGCTGCTACAAGTATCAATATTGCCGCCGACATCTTTATAAACATCGAACCGGCTTTATCGGCATTTTTACCAACAAAATTCGAAAGTAACATAACACTCATAAACAGCATCATGATAGACATGATAACGTTCATTCCGCGGTTTACTTCTTCATCAGATATACTAGCTATAAATCTTATAGTAACCATAAGTATAGCTATTGCAGCCGACATCATGAGGAACATGGCTCCAGCTTTTGCAGCGTTTGCTCCGGCGAATGCGGATAATACCATAATCGCCGCAAACATTTTCATGATCTCTTTTATTATCTCGGTAGATCTGTAAATATCTTCATCAGGTATCTTAGCTATAGCTTTTATAGTGAGAACTAGCATGCCTATGGCGACAGACATCATTAGGAACATGGCTCCGGCTTTTGCAGCGTTTGCTCCGGCGAATCTTGACAGAACCATTATTCCTGAGAATAAAGCCATAGCACCAGATATTACAGCAGCACCTTTACTGATATCCCCCCATGACAAACCTGCTATTATTCTCATCGTAACGGCGAGAATACCTATAGCAACCGCCATACGAAGAAGCATTGTTCCGGCTTTCGAAGCATACTTGGAATTTGCATCGAGGAACTGGGCTAACTGTATAAAGATTATGAAGAATACCATAATCCCACTTATAACAGCAGCACCTTTTCCTAATCCTTCCCAAGATATTCCAGCTATAGTTTTCATAGCGAGCGCGAGTATTCCGATAGCAATCGACATTCTCAAAAGCATCGTTCCAGCTTTGTTCATATTAGCCGCTGCTGCCGGATCTTTTACATAAAGACCAAACGCAGCTATTAACAATGCCATTGCGCCTATCAGTATCACTATTTCGCCAACGGCTCTTGCACCAGCTTTAGCGTCCACCGAAGCCATTTTTTTAACAGCTATGGACATGAGAACTAAAGCGGCGCCCAAACTTATCAGAATAACCGAAAGTTTACCAAACTCGAACCCAGCTAATCCACTCGCTTTAGACGACACCAGGATTAACGCCGTTAATAAACCCACGAGTATGGTTATAGCTCCCATGGCTTTAGCAAGGTCGGTAAGTTCTATCTTCGATAATAAGAATACTGAAGCTGCTAATATAGCTATGGCTTTAGCGAAGTTTAATATTGCTTTAGAATACACTTCAAACTTTTTCGCTTTTATCCACTTCCCTGCCGATACACCTAACGATTTAATAGTTGAATCAAATGTACTTATCAGTTTGCCAAGATTCTTAACCGGTGATACCAATCCTTCGGTAATACTGAGCGCCTTCTTTATCAACAAAAGAATTCCAATCAGCGTTCCGGCTACGAACAGATCGGTTATAGTAAAATTGAAATTCTTAAACGCGTTAAAGAGTTTCGAACCTATTGTCTTAATAAAATCGACTATGAACGGGATTCCATTTTGAAGTATATCGGCTATCGCAGTGATCACTGTCTGAGCAAAAGTAGAAAGCACATCAAATGCGCCAGGTAACGCAGCTTTTAGCCCGAGAATTAATCCCGCAACTATAAAACCGCCAAGCGCCATAAAGACAACTGATGGCGAATGTATACCAAGCAATGAACAGAACTTATCTATAATTGCTTGCCCGACACTTATAATCGCATCAATGGCTTTGCCAACACCAGAAGCGATTCCGTTTGCTAAGCCGGCTACAATGTCTAAACCAGCATTAAAAAATTTGGATTGGTCAAGATTTTTAATACCGTTTTCGATCTTATCGAAAAGACTTTTGAGTATGTTATAAAACTTTTCCAGCCCATTTCCGGTAAACTTGAAGTTCAACTTATCCTTAAGTTTAGCGAACGCATTCTTGATCTTTTCGATCGTATCTTGAACCGGCTTAAGCTGTATAAATGCTTTAGCAAATCTCGCTACAGCGTCAATTACAAGTTTTATGATACTTGCTATCTTGTTAATTCCATCTATAAGCAGAGTATTCTCTTTAAGCCAATCTCGGAATTTTATTACAAGATCCGCAACTTTACTTCCAACCTCAAGAAGATTGGTACCAAATAATTGCAATACGGCAGTTATAAGTTTTATTCCAGTCGTAAGAGATCTTGATATAGCCCCATGCATTATCTCGAACATTGCTTGGAAACCTTCGGCTATATTGGCGAAAGCCGCGGCCGATGCTTCTGGGATATGTAATGAGGATATAAATTCTTTTATTTTATCTATAAGTGCTGGTAATTTTTCCGTTAAGCTGTCTATAAATTTGGTTATTATGTTGTGTTCTGATAACCAAGTATTGAATTTATAGATAGCGTCACCTATCATTCCGGTAAAACCAAGAAAGGTTGTATTGAACGCTTTAAGCACACTCGACACTACCGTGAATGCAAGTTTAAAACCGCCACCAAGTATTGTTGTAATGATGTCGATTACAGAGAATAATCCTCTAAATGTCTTCCTGAGATTTTCAGCAGTTTTGTCGCTAATGATTAGCTGCGAAGTAAACTTATGGAATGCCCCGATAGCATTGAATAATTGTTCTGGCTTCATAGGTTCGAAGACGTCTCTATAAGCCTTCCCTATTGAAGAGAAAATCTTAACAATGCTTTTTCCTATGTTTTTAAATGAATCAAGTAATAGCCATCGACCATTAATCTCGTCCATTTTATCGATGAAAATATCGAGAGGTATGCCAAGACTATCGGCAGTTTCTCGCAGCTCCCTAAGAGCCTTTATCTGTTCATCAGTATATCCATTAGCTCTGGCCTGCTCTTCAGTCATTTTAACTAACTCTTTAAGCTGGTTCTTTTGAGCCTTGGTTAATTTCGTAGTTTCTTTTTCGGTTTCAGACGCAGATTTAGCAGATTTATCCTGTTCGTTCCTGGTTTTACCCTGGGATGCAAGTAATTTATCTTGCGCTGCAATTTGGTCTTTCGTGTATCTGAAGGAATTTCCTAAAGTCTCATTGACTTTATTCTGTACTTTATAATAATTTTCGCCAGCTTTAGTAAGCTTATCAACTCTTTCCTCACCATTACCAAACTTACCTATTATTACGCTATCTACGACTTTGCCAAGATCCCCGAGCGAAGACTTAACGTTTCCAACTTTCTCGGTAAGATCTTTCGCGCCATCGGTAACCTTCTTGATCGGTTCTAAAGTTTTTGACAAACTGGTATAAAGTTTCTCGAACCCCATACCTAAAGCACTTTCCAACAAATCGTTTCTAGCGTTGGATACTTTATTTATAATATCTGTTAAGAATTCCGATAACGGAGTGAACAATGCTTTAGCTTCTTCAAAGTCGCCAATTATTAAACGCCAAGTTTGAGCCCAACCAGACTGAGCAGCCTCTTTAAGAACGTCCCACAACTGTGTGAGTGTCTTAACTTTTGTGGCCGCATCTTCGGCGGTTTTGGCAAACTGAAGAGCCTCTTTGATTTCTTGTTTGTTTTTGCCTGATTTTTTAGCAAGTGATTCGGCAGCCTTATCAATAGCATTCGCTTCACCGTATCTGGCTTCGGCTTCCTTTAAAGCGGCAGCAACTGCTTCATTGGACAAACCCGTATATTTTGCAACATACTCATTTGCTCCGGATGTCGTAAACTTTTTTAAAGTTTCAGTAAGAACTTCCGAAGTTAACCATCCAGTCTGTAACGATTCCCTAAAAGAACCGTTTGCTTTTATAGCAGCTTCAGCTCCGGTATTAAGCTCTTTCGATGTCTCTCTGAGAGCTTCCTGAAATACTTGGCCACCCATGCCAGCATTAACAACCGAGTTCCAGTCCATAAGTTTGACTGTACCGGCCGCAAGCGCCTGGGATAACTGATACATCGCTACAGATGCTTGCTGTGACGTTGAACCGGATACGGCTGCCAAGTTGGCGATACCTTGAATAGCATTTACAGATGTTTTCAGATCTACGCCGGCCGCTGTGAATGTACCGATATTACGAGTCATCTCGGTAAAATTGTATATGGTTTTATCTGCGTATAAATTCAACTCATCAAGAGCCGAGTTTACCTGTTTTATAGTAGTATGCTCTTTCTGCGTATTCGCCAAGATAGTCTGAACAGCATTTATCTGAGTTTCATACTCCTGTAAACCGCTGGTTACCGGTTCAATAGTTAACGCTTTTGTTATTCTTTTACCAGCGTTTATCGCCGAGTTGGTAATATTGGCTAAGGCTGTTACGCCCACAACCTGTAATGCTGAAAACTTAGTATGAATCGAATCTACGCCCTTACCAAGTCCTGACATATCGACTTTTTTAGCTGCGTCACCAAGCCCCTGCAAGCTTTTCGAGGAAGCTGTTAAATTTAGCTTACTCTTAAGCTTTTCAAGTGTCGACATACTGGTTGCGATCCCAGCCTCAAATTGCTTATTATCGAATCGCATTTCCAGGACTCTGCTGTCGACCGTGTTACTCATAATTTAACAACCTCCTTCCAAGCATCTTCTACAATTTTATCGAATACCGGTTGAATAGCCGGATTTATGTAGTCTCTACCTTCGACCCAGCCACCCGTTCCGGTTCCGTGGCCATATTGTAGGATTATAGCTATCGGTACGCCTTTGTTTATGTTTGAGTTATGATATTCTATTACGGCAGATCCACCTCCCTGTTTTATCTCGTAGCTCCACGAGCTGGCGGTTAAACCAGATTCAACAGGCGTCGCAGACGAAAGCGCTTCAACTCCAGCTCGACCATACTTGTCTAATGCACCAAGTTTTACAACTTCTCTGGCTCGTTCGAAAAATCGAGTAGCTTTTGAGAAGTCACCCTTTTGTCTGAAAGTTATCATGTTATTATCCTCTTGTATTCATCTGTTGTTTACGTGCAGCATTAAGCGCCGCATTTCTGGACATTATTTCACGTTTACTCATCTTTTTAGGTGGCTGATTCTTAATCTCGCATACTCTTATCAACGTCATCAGACGATTGAGATGCCATTTCTGACATTCCCACGGTATATTCATCGCTATCATCCAATAATAAATAAGTTCAGACGTGA